TTACCCCAACTTAGACATTAAGTCTTTCATTCTTAAGAATTGAGGATTTTCGTATGTTTTAGATTCAATTAAGTTTACTGCTGAACCTGATGATACAGTATTGTTGATTTTCTTTTCAACCGACTCATTGATAGATTTTGTTTCAGTTTTTGATAACTCATCTTTCATTGATTTATAAAGAGATTTTGATTCTTTTAAAGATTCAACATCGTCAAATCTTCTCAAGATGTTAATTTTCTCTTTCTTAGTAGTTGAATGTTCTGTGAACAATCTTGTAGCATATGCTAAGTTTGAATTGAAGATTGCAACTTCGTTCAGTTTTTCTCTGAATACATTAAGTGCTTTTCTGTACTCTTCATTTTTCTCTCTCAACATTGCGATTTCAGCTTCTAAAGATTCTACTTTAACACCACTGTTGCTATAAACATATTTTCTGTTATTGCTGATGCCTTTTCTCAAACCTCTACCTTCTTTTGAACCATTTCCATAAGTTCTTGCAGCTTCTTTAGTTTCTGCCTTCTTTACAACTTTGGATTTTCCAGCCATATTTTCACCCTTCTTGTATTCGAATTTAGGTTTGCCAGTTCCCATCATTTTAGGACCTTCTTTTTTGTCCTCTTTGAATCCACCAGCTGCTTTGTCCTTATATTTGAATTTAGGACCGCTACCAATTCCAACACCTTTAGGTTTTACAGACATTTTACCCTCTTTCGTTTCGGATTTTTTTGCCTTTTTGTGGTTGTATGCTTCATCCAACATATCATCATCTTCATCCATCATGTCTTCGTCATCTTCTTCATCTAACATGTCGTCAGACTCGTCCATCATGTCTTCATCATCTTCTTCATCTAGCATGTCGTCAGACTCGTCCATTTGGTCTTCGTCATCTTCTTCATCTAGCATGTCGTCAGATTCGTCCATCATGTCTTCATCATCGTCATCATCTTCGAATTCGATTTCGTACATAACTTCTTCGTCGTCTTCCATTTCTTGGTCGTCTTCGATGTTACCATCATTTGAAAAAATTGCGTCGATTACACTCTGTGTATCAACGTCGTCCATTTCGTCCATTTGCATTTCTTCTAAATTTTTGTCTTCTTCAGACTCACCAAGCTTAACAAGGTATTCAGTGTCTGCGTTAGTATCAGAAAGATGAATATCTTCACCGTCTTTTTTTACGATGATACCATCTTCTTCTCCCATTGCCTTAAACATCTTCCTTCATTGTAGAAGCAAGTATTCCTTTTGCATTTTCGGCGATAGCCTCTTCAACATTTTTCATTTGAATGAGCGCCTCTTCAACTACGTTTTTAGTTTCTTGCATGAAAAAATTAATTATTTTACTCTATAAATAGTGTCTAATAGAGAAAAAGTTTATTTTAGGCTTGTACAAATGGTCTATTTAATAAAGCCAAGTTAACTAATGTCTTATTTGATTGTGATTGAATCCAAGAATTCACGTTTGAGTAGCTGTCGTAAATCATGGTTGTGCTTGGATTTCCTGTTGAATTATCTTTAAGTCCAACTAAAAAACAAGTAGATTGGGATGGGTTATTCAACAACAAATCAAAATTCTGAAGTAGAATTTGTTGAGGAACAAAATTATTTGCGTCACAATATAATATTGCAGAAGACATATTAGCACCACTCAATGTGATGTAAAATTGGTCGTCTGAACTGTTTTTATATACTAAGTTGAATAACATATTTTTTTTCTTATAAATATGTTATTAAACAAAAAAAGTGGTCGATGACCACTTTTACTTTTCTATTACTTCGTCGATTTTACTCTCCGAGACTGATGTTATTCTCCAATCGTATGAAAAAGACTCATATCTTTTTGTAACCTTAGCCTCAACATCTGTTACAGAAAAACCTTTTACAAGTTTCTCTTCTCTAATTTTTTTAATTTTTCCTGTATTATCATCAGGAAGTTCATACTGAATTTTTGCAACAAAATATTTCTCGTCCATATAATTATTTTCCTAAATAATGAGTAAGTTTTTTCATCAAGTCAATAGATTTCTCCATTGGCTCAGTTTGTTTTTCACGGTTCTTTTTTTCTTCTTCTAAATTTTCTTCATACTTTGACCTATCGTCAGGATTGGTAAAAAGGTAAGCCCCAGGTGTGGACGGTGAAGACACTAAGTCAAAACAAATTAATTCAAAATCGTCTTGTACTTCGTTTCTTTCTCCTACTTTTTTAAGTGAACCTACACCCCTCGAGGATATACCAAGTGTAACTCCTTGTCTCATCAAGTTTGCTGCAACATCTCCTTTGGATGAAACTATACCTCTTTCATGAAATCCTGGTGTCGTTAATAATTTTAATTTACCCATTAGGATATTTTTATCCCACCATATGTCTGTTATAAGATGTGAAACCCTATCCAAATCTATCAAGGATGATTCAGGGTGATTTAGTTCTGAAGTTGAAAGTCCTTTGGATATAATTTTTTTGTAATTATCAGCTTCTCTCTTTAGGATTTTTTCAGGATAAAATCTACCATTTCTGTTTGGTGTGTCGTATTTCTGAAGAACCGCGTAGAATTCAAAAGGATTTCTATAATCTAAATTTGCGGCTTCTTGTAAAACTTTTATATTTTTTTCATCTTTAGGTGAAACAAACCCCGCATCCATTTCAATTAAAATTCCATGACCAAGTTCATTCGCCTCTAATATTCTCAAATTTTTCATTAAGCTTTTTTAGATAAATATATTGGTTATTCAACTTTATTGAGCTCTGTCTTCTTGGTTAGAGAAAATTCGAAGTACTTGTTGTTAGAAATATTATCTTTGAAAATAGATTTCACAATATTTTTGACTGAATCTTTAACCTCTTTGGATTTAAAATCCATTTGTGTCTTTACATATAAATTTACTTCTAAGTTGAAAAAAGACTTTTTCCCTGACGCAATACCACTTGTTCTCAAGTCTAAATCTACGATGCTTTGTTCTCTGAAATACTCAGTATTTATTGAGCTGAAAACCGAATGTTTGATTTCTCTACTCAAGATACCAACAACTCTGTTCCAATTGTCTGTATCATATTTAGGTGTTACCCAAGATTGTATGTTTATGTATAATGATTTTAAATTTTTGGAATCTACCGTTCCGTAACTAGATTTGATTGGAGTGAATAGCTTTAACTTTACACTTTTTCCCTTCTTCATTAATTTTCATGTTATGTAGTTTATTTTTATAAAAAATACCACATATAATCATGATAGTCAAAATTTTCTTGTAAATTTGAGATATTTGTAATATATGCTAATAGTCAACATTCAAAATACTGATAATCTTGAGAGAGCTTTAAAAACTTTGAAGTCAAAGGTAATTAAAACAAAGCAAAATCAGGAGCTTCTTTATAGAAAGGAATACGTAAAACCTTCGGTTAAAAAAAGAAAAAATCTTTTAAAAGCGATTTATACAAATAAAGTTAAGAATTCTTAGAGAGAGCTTTCTAAGTTTTTAAGTTTCAAAAAATTCAATTGGTCGAATTTTTCATCTTTTAACTTATTGATAGTTTCGTTAATTTTTGTCTTTACGTCGCCTTCATTCTCATTTTCCAAAATAGATTGTAATTTGGAAATTGCACTGGTTTTCAACTCTTCAAACTTACCCTCTAAGTTTTTGTTATCTTCAGAAACAATTTGGAAAAATTCTTTTTTAGAATTTTCATCCATAGTTTCAATGTAATTCCTCAGAGTCTGATTTGCAATTTTTACCATTGAAGTTACGGGTATGTTGATTGACTCCTTCATCGAACTTTTTTGTTCTTTCAGAACTGATTCAATATTCTTCTTCGCATTAATTCTATCTTTTATACTTGTATTCTTTGTATAAACTAAAGTATCAATGTGTTTGTAATTGTTTTCTACTTCTTCTTCTAATGACTTCGGAAGTTTGATTGAAGGTAAAATTCTTTGGAGTAGATTTACTCCTTCGTCAATAAATTCTTTGGCGTCAGACTCACTTAGTCCTTGTGGTGTACTTAATTGGTCGTAAAGGTTATAAACTTTAGAAATTGATTTATTATTCAAAACATTATGTTTGAATTCGCGTAGTCTTTTCTTAAACTCATTCTCATTTTTGTAAGACTCGAGAAGGTTTTTTTCGATGAGGGATTTGATTTGGCCGAAAGTCATTTTATTTATTTATCCTATAAATACTATGAGTTCAACAACTTTTCAAGTTCTTTTTCAATTTCTCCCAAAGATTGTTGGGCATTACTTAAATCAATAGCTTTAGACTTCTCAAAAAGGTTATTTTCTAATAAAATGTTCATGTCCTTTTTGGTTGACTCAGGTGTTACTCCCGCAGGTGCTTCACCTCCTGGTGGAGGTGGTGGTAGTGGTTCCTCACCACCTGGTGGAGGTGGTGGTAGTGGTGCTGCTCCTCCTAATTCTTCAGTTCCTCCTGGTGTGGTTGCCGCTCCTGCGGTAGGTGTTCCTCCTGAAGTATTTCCGTATAATTTATCGATGTTATCAAACAACCCTGTCTTACTGATTACTGTTGGTGTTGCTTTCAGTTCTTCACCTACAGCTCTCTCGATTCTTTGTTGTTGTAAATCAAGTCTAATTTCTTCATCTGACCATCCGAAAATATGTTTTTTAGCCCAAGTAGAAGATGTTGCTTGAATACCATTTCCAGGGTCTGCTACCAAATCTTTGTATAACAATATTTTTTCTTTCCAAACGTCAATTTTAAGAAGGTCGGCTTGTGTAGACGGGTTCGTTAATCCTAATGTGAAGTTTTGTAATTCATCTTCAAAACCTAAAAGGAATAAGTGTACGATGGCAATTTTATTAAGTTCTGCCAACATACTTTTTTGGATTCTGTTAATCGTTCTTGCAAATCTGATATCCTGTAAAGATAAGTTTTTACCATCACCAACTACTTCCTCGAAACCTAAAAATGCTTTAGGTACACGAAGAGCCGTCAATAGTTTCTTTTGAATATATTCAATATCCGCAATCTCAGATAAGTTTGTTGCACCTGGTAAAGTTGTAATTGGGTCAGGTGCCGCTGGGTCACGTACAGGAATGAAATAATCTTGGTCAACCGCCATTTGGTTGAATCTCATATCAACATTACCTGTCTTAGAGTCTACTATTTGTTCTCTCTTGAACTTATTGGCAACACGTTGTACGTATGCTTCAACATCATCATCATTCATGTTACCAACGAACACTTTGAACATTCTTCTTTCAGGTGCTCTTGATGTACGATAGATTAACATCGCGTCTTCAGACAACAGAAGTTGTTTCCAAATACGTCTTGCTTTTTCTAACATAGACGTTCCATAAGGAAGTTTTCTATCATCACCTAAAAGTCTAAAGTGAGCAATTTCCCATGATTGAAATTCCATGTTTTTATTCTTCCATGTGAAATGAAGAGCTTTTTTGTCTTTGTCCAATTCCTGAGTTATATCGACAGAAATTTTTGCACTAACCCCAACCTCATGTCTTTCTATTTCGATTGTTGGTAACTGTTGGCATCCAACAACACCTCTTTCAGGGTCTAATTTCAAGTACACAAAATTATCACCGTACTTACAAGTGTTTCTTGTCCACATCGGTAAGTTAGTGTTAATATCTAAATTGTTGTTGAATAAATCGGCTAAAACTCCTTTGATTCTCTTGGATTCCGAATAAATTTGAAGTATGAATCCATCTTCATTTGTTGTAGTAGACTCTTCAGCATAAATGTCTAAAGCTGCTGAAATTTCAGGGGTATATTCCATTGACTCGTAATCATATTGTGCAGATAAACGAGTTGGCTCATAATAAATTGCTTGAGAATAAAGATTATTCTCTACTTTCGCCCATTGATTTGTAAGATAGTAAGTTTGTTGCGCTTGCAACTTTTCCATCTCATACTCTTCTCTACTTTTAGTACGTAGTAATTCCTTTTTATCAAACTTGAATGTTGGATAATCTTGTCCGAGTAATGAGTTAGGACCAAATGTTTGCGACAACCTCTGCCAAACCGTTAAATTCTTTTCAGCCATATTACAATTTTACTTCTTACCTTGATAATATAAATAGTTATTTTGCACCAAATAACCATCCATATTTTTGGTAGTCCTGTTTGGTTGGACCTTGTGAATTTGGATTTTGTCTACCCATTTGAGGAACCATTGGGTTGAAAAATTCAGATGTGTTTTTGTTTTCGTTGATTGCTGTTGACCAGGAATTCAACATGGCTTTAGTGTGATTTACAACTTTTTGTAATGACTGGAATGATTTTTCAGCAATATATATAGCCATGGACATCGCCATTATACAATCGTCGTGATGACCTTTTTGGTGGTCTGGTCTTCCATTTACGTAAATGAAAGTATTCATTTCATTGTATAGGCGGTGAGAATAGGTTTTGAATCCATGTCTGACTGCTTCTTCGAAAGCGGATATAATTTGTACTCTTTTGGAATTGAAATTTATACCTGGGATTTTCTCATTCAATTTTGGGTCCCATTTCCATTTTTTGGATGGGTCAACGTTATCAACATATAGACCTGCGGGATAAGACATTTCCTGCATTTTCCTTGCAGTAGAAACACCCATTCCACCTGTAATATCAATAACACAAAAAGCATTATACATTGACCCCCATTTGAAGGCTATTTCAGCAATTACATCAGGGGGAACTTTTCCAACGTATTCTAAAACCTGCTCTCTTTCATCAAAGTCAATTATTTCAATACATGAAAAATCTTCTGAGTCTCCCCTTGATACGTCAACACCCATCACATACTTATGACTGTTCTCAGGTTCTTTAAAAATCCAAAGGGAACCTCCCATCAGTTTTGCGGATGGTTCTCTGAGTTGGTTCTTAGCAATTGTTTGCATTAATTCGGATTCAAAAACGTTATCACCTGAACCCAAGAAATTACATTCCAATTCCTGTGCAACTTTTCTTCTATCAAACTTGAGTTTTTTTACCATCCCTTCAAACCAAGCTGAACAAGGTTTGTAACCCTTTTCAATATAATCAGTTGTTATTGAATGGTCTCTATCATATGGATTATCTATAGATAAATCTACAATGGTATCTGAGGGATAATCTTCTCTATTCAAAAGGAAATGTACCAAATCATTAGTTTTGACCATATACAAATCACGAGTATAACGTGGGTCACGATACCAAAACATTTCAGAGATTTTAAACTCATTCATGTTTCTTAAGGCTTGGTCGTAGATGTCGTAATAAATTGCGTCGTATCCGTTTGGTGTGGATATTACTATAACTTTACCACCTGTAGAAAGTGAGGCCATACAAGCAGACCAGAAATCATTATCTGCCTCGATGAACGCCGCCTCATCAAAAATCAATATAGTTGGAGTATAACCACGAAGTGCGTCTTTTGAAGTCGCAACCGCTTTTACTTCACAATCATTAGTTAACTTGAAATGTCTTTGTGAGTTTTTTTCCGCTGAAAAACCTACACCAACCCAAGAAGGCCACTGTTCAGTGAAACCCCTTACTTTGTTTGCCATCTCAACGGAGGTATCCAATTTGTTGGCAATAATCAGAATTTTTTCTGGTTTGTTTTTCTTGGCAAATACAAGTTTTTTTGAAGCCCAAGCTGCGGTGACTGTAGATACACCAGCCTGTCTATATTTTAATGCAATATTTTCGTTGTAGTTATCGTAGTCCTCAATCAAAGAAACTTGGTCGGGAAACAAATCCAAAGGGACATATTTCTGAACTGTGTTATCGTAAGTTTGTAAATAGGTTTTTAATGCATAAGGAGTACTCCTCATGCATTTTGTAACCTCTATAATTAATTGTTCTTTAGTCACTTTTGGGGTTATTTAGGCATCGATATACCTAAACCACCTAAGAAATCATCCAAATCATCCTCATCGTCCTCATCTTCAGAGTCTGTACCATTTTCTTCCTTATAGTCATCATACTCTCTTTTGAGTTCTTGAGCTTCTTTCATAATTTCATCGAATCTTTGTGTAGCCTTTTTGACTTTGGATTGGTCTTCGGAAATAGCATTTCCTATAATCTCTAAAAATTCTTCGGCAGGTATTTGGTATAACTGAATGTGAAACCAGTTTATCAGACCTTTGTTTTCGTCGTCAAACATTGCATCGGGTAATGCAAATCTAATTTTTTCAACAATTTCAGGACCTATTCTTAACTGCATTGGTTCGTTGGAAAGTAAATCTACCTGACCTTGAACCTTTTGTCTCATTCCTTGGTCTTGAGGTAAACCATATCTACCTTTGGCTTCTTCAACACCTTTAATAATCTCATGGCAGAGGATTGGAAACATCATACCAAAAGCTTTGATTACAGTATCAGGTTTTTCTTCAAACTCTTCTCCACCTTCTTCTTCGTCATCAGGGCCGCTATCACTCAATTCAACTTTACCTGCAACTCCTTGACCTGTTTGACTCATCATCTCAATCATTTGTTCCATTGTGAAATAAAGGAAATCGTTGATTGCCATAATACCCAAATAATCTCTATATAGAGATGGGTCGATAGCATCTAATCTAGCCTTGACCTCAGGTTTTTGGAAAAGGTAATGACCTTTTTTCGCTGCCCCTTGGATGATTGCATTGATAATATTTCTCTTATGTTTTTCGAGTTCTAAAATTTCTTCATCAGTCAAATCTTCGACATCAAAAGATGGAATAGATAATTTTGGTTTCTCATCATCTTCTTCCTCTTCATCATCTTCATCTGGCTCGTATCTGAAATTTGATGTGTCTATTGGGGCTCTATTTAAGTAGGGTTCAATTGTAAACCAATCTTCAGGTACCTGCAATTCTTCCAAAGAAGCCTCAACCGCTAATTGTTCAAGTTCATCTCTATGTCTACCTTCAATTCTCATAATGTTCGGTAAACGACTCATCATTTCTTGATAAATCATTTGTTGAACTTGTCTTGAACCAATATTCTGATTTCCTGTAACTTGTTTCAATTTATCAGCGACTTTACCAAAACGGGAGCTCACCAATCTTTGAACATCGGACACTCCTTTTTTCATCGATGGGTTCTTGGCATATAAACTTTCAGGGTCCCCAAGTTTTCTTTCCAAATTCGGGTCCATTCTCTCGGGTCTATCCCCGTAATTGATTTGTTCTTTTAATTTCTTTGCCATCTTATTTTTCTAATAATTTCATAATCAAATCCATTACTTCATCTTTTGCAACTTCAGGAGAAACCTTTTTTGCTTTTGGTGCAGGGTTTTCACCAGGATTTGGATTCTTACCAGGGTGTTTAGGTCTTGGTCTTGGGTCAGGTTTACCAGGTTTCGTTCCTGGCTTTGTACCAGGTGCAGGTTTGGTTGGTGCTGTGGCTGGACCAGCTTCTGAAAGATACTTAACTAAATCACCTTTAGTTATTCTTGGAGGTAAGTTTTTTTCCACAATTTTCATAATTTCGTTTTCAAGAAACAAAGATACTGGATTTTTTCCTTCTCCCAACTGTTTTTTTACTTCTTTTACACATCTTTCCCATTTTCTTGATTTTTTCGGTCCAACTTGAGAATGGCAAATAGCCCATGGGTTCGGTTTGTTTTTTTCTTCAGACATTCCCATCATTTTTCTGTTGTTATCTGAATCATCATCCATACCATCAGGTGCCATATCATTAGCATCATGTGGTGCTTCCTGACCTGTAAGATTTTGGAGTGCGTCTGCACCCAAAGCGTTCTTGTCTGTAACATCATCTGTTTCATCCTCAGTCATTTCAGTTTCAGTAGTTACTATAACTTCTTTCGTGTTTGGGTCAGTGGAAACCATAACATTACCAACTTTACCTCCCTTAGGACCTACTTTAAATGTTTTCTTTGTTGGTACTTCTGTTACTTGCTCAGAAATCACCAATTTTTTATAAAGTGTTTCAATTTGTGATTCATTCAATTTTGAAACAGTTTTGGCTGATAAGCCTTTCTCAATCAATTCGTAAGCTTTAACGTTATTTTTCATAAACCTCTTTCTTTTCAAATTCTAAGATTAAATCTCTTTCATAGAGTTTATCTTTTATTTCTTGTCATCCATTGCGTCTATCATAGAAAAAAAATCGGAGTTCTGAATCAATTCCAACTTTATATCGGTATTTCTCAGAACTCCCACCTTTTTGATATATTTTAACTCGGGTGGAGTTGGATAACCGTTTGATGGTTTACTCTCCCAAGAATCTCCCCATACGTCCGTAGTATCCGAGAAAATGAATTCGTAAAGATTATCTCCCTTATAGTTAGGTCCTAATCCATTTACGTATATCAATTTACTCATACTAACAATCCTTCAGGTGAAATTTTAACTTGTTTACCTTTGTTTTCAAAAACTAAATTTTTCTTATTAGTTTTCCCAACAATAGTTGCTTTAGTGTTTTCTTCCAAAAACTTTTGAGCCGCCAATTTTTGTTCAACACTCTCAACCAATCTTTGAACCTCCACCATTTGTCTTTTAACCGAAATAGTGCTTTGTCTTTTCTTCTGTACAAATTTCTCTCTGTTTTCAAGGATTTCTTTTTTACTTACTTCAAAATACTTTGAAATTACTTTATCTACTTTTGATTCTCCAAAAATACTATCAAAAATTGCACCGTTACCCATTCTCTCTTGCATTTCACCTTCAACAGGTACGTCCATATCAGCTTGAATATCTTCTACTTCTGTATCTGATGTAATGTCCTCTTCAGGTCCCATATCTTCCATTCCACCCATTTCGTCTTCTGATTCAACCTCGTCAAATTTCGACATGATGTCCTCTTTATCTTCTTCAGAAAGAGAACCCAAATCAAGTGATGATAATACCATGTTGATAACATACTTAATATTTTCAGAAGTCATGCCTTCTTCATTATCGAGAGTTCTAATTTTCTGAGTTAGTTTTCCTGTAAGTTTTTGAATTGTTTTGAATGTTACTTTTTCTTCTACATCACCACCCATTTCTGTATCTACTTCAGCATCCATTGAAATTTCCTCACCTTCAGGAGCACCCATACCTTCATCAGGCATATCCATTCCCATATCCATCGGCATTTCTGCACCCATACCTGGGTCACCACCTTCAGGTGAAGGAGGTATAGCATCAGGTGAAGGAGGAAGTTCAGGTGAAGGAACTGGTGGTGGAGCCATTGGTGGCGCCATTGCTTCAGGAGCGGGTTCCGCTGCTGGTTTTGGAGTTTTAAGAACAAATTTCTTTTGTTCTCCAAAAAGTGAAACACCTTCTTCGTTTTCGTTTAATCTATTTAACTCGGCAGCAAATAAATTCAATCTTTTGAAAGCTTGTGAATATGAAGAATAGTATTTTCTATTTTTCATTGGTTCAATATATTCTGTAACTCCTTCAGTTACAACTTTCTTTATGATGTATCCTTGTCTTTCTTTTACAATTTCATAGGACTTCCCATCAGCAAGATTGATACCGTATTCGCTTCTACTAGTTTCATTCAATGTATTAGGAATATTCTCTTTAAAACGAGCAATTTCCATAATTCTTTTTATCTTGTCTTGGCCTGTGAGCTTTTCACTTCCAATTGGTTTTAAGTCTGCCATATTATAAACTATTGTTTTTTTTAACTATTTAATCCGTTTACTCCTCCTAAGAGTACTGCGTTTAGTTGGACTGCTATCCCGTTCTCTGTTGCAAATCCAGGATGTGGTACTTGAGTCCCTGGAGGTAATGTACCTCCACTGAAGGAACCTTCCATTTCTGCGGTATACTCGTAGAATTGGTTTACTGATGTACCTGTGTAAACAACTCCACACTCGGCACAGTCTACGTAAGGACCACTTAGGAATGTTGCTGTTGCAACTATTGGACCATAGCTGGTATCAGTGACGAAGTAACAGTTATAGTCTAAATTATTATTATCAAATGTGAAGATGTACATATCTCCAATTGTTGGAGACACTCCCGTAATTTCTACACTCCACGAAGTACCGATACAATCTGTGATTAACCAAAACCCTGGAGGTGTTGGTGTCGGTGTTGGAGTTTTTGTAGTTGTTGGCGTTGGGGTTGAAGTAACCGCAGCTGTTGCCGTAGCAGTTGGTGTAACTGCTGGTGTTCCTGTTTGAGTTGCGGTAACTGATGGTGTTGGTGTGTTTGATGCTGTTAATGTTGGAGTCACTGTGGAGGTAGCGGTTACACTTGGTGTATTACCAGGGGTATCCGTTGGTGTAACACTTGGAGTAACACTAGGTGTACCTGTAGGAGTTGCTGATGTAGTAACTGATGGTGTTGGAGTAACACTTGGTGTATCTGTAGGTGTTGTAGTAACTGATGGAGTATCTGTAGGTGTTGCTGTTTGTGTTGGAGTTTTAGTTGGTGTAGCTGTTGATGTAGGAGTAGGAGTAACGACCGCTAGGCAAGTGGCACAATCTCCATAATCTGATGATAATGTTGCAACCATATCAACACCTGTTGCAGGTTCAGCGTTATCAATTATATCATAACAACCTTCACTTGTTGCCCCTGTGAAAGTTAGATAATAATTTCCGTTTACTGCTGGTAAATTGCTACTATCGAAATCAACAAGTATTGCAGGACCACCAGAACACGAACCTACGAGATATGTTACTAAAGCCATTTATTTTTTCTTTATAAATATACGATTACAGCAAATAATTAAATTTTGCCTATCACAATACAATAAATACTAAACTTAGATTGATTCCTCTAATTTTCTTTCAATAGATAACTCTTTGTCTTTGATTTTTGTTTTTTCATCAAAAAGTTTTCCAATATAACCTGACCTTCTCAAATATTTGAAAACAAGATTTTCGTACGAGAATTCTCCTTCTTTATTCAATCCCGACTGTCTATAGTCTTTTAGTTTGTCTTTAAGTTTTTTTAAACTTTCAACATTACCGCTAGATTTAGCATCTTCAATGGTATCATCTATCTTGCTTGTCCAAGAATCAATTTTTTTCTTCAAAACATCCATATTCAATTTTAGATGTGTTTTTGTTGGTCTATGAATCCACTCATTGTCCATTATAGAATATACACCATCACTATGATGTTCATCAGTTGAACCTTGTGCGTACAACTCTACATCGTATCCATAAATCTTAATATCGTGCTTGGAATTAAATAACTTCTTCTTCAAATCAAAAAGTTCAACATATAATTCTTTTTCTTTACCGTATCTTTCCATATCTACAATAACGTGTAAATCAAAATCTGAATATTCTGACCAATTGTAATTGGCTAAAGAACCCATAAGGTATATGTCTTCAACAAAAATATCATCACCCAAATCATCGATAAATTCTTCGGCAATGCGTAGTAAAGCCTTTTGAACTTTGTCTTTCAAAATTGCTTTTTTTGGGTCTTCAGGATTTTCCCAAACTTTTGGGTTCAAGGTATCCCTAATTGAAAAACTATCAAGAATTTTTTTTGTAATACTCATCCTAAATAAATAGTCAGAGTGTTATAGTTTTTTGTATTTGAACTTTTTGGAAATATCTGTTGTGAAAAACTTACCTTGAGATTCTGCCATCCTAAATTTGGTGTATGTCTGATGGGGTACTTCGTCATACTCATATTTGAATCCGTTGTTAAATTCAACAATGAGTTTCTTTGACTCTGTATCGTATTCTGCAGATTTAATATTGGAAGATTTAATCTCGTTGATTATCTTCGTCCCCTGTATTGTTTCCCTTGTTATCGCCATTTTTTAAAGGTGTTATTTCGTTAATTTTTAAAAGTAATGGATGTACATAATTTACCAATTCATCACGTTCAATATTAAATCCATAATCACTAATCATACGATGTAAAGAATTTAATCTATCAGTAAATCTATCGTGTAAACGCATCATCTTCATTGTATATGTTGGAGGGTCATCCAAATCAGATTCACTAAAACCCAACTCTTGAAAGTGTTTTCTCATCTCCAAATAAACGTCCAATAAATTTCTAAGGGCTAAACTGTCTTGAATTAATTCAAAATATGGTTTCATATTTATAAATACAAAACCCCCACCAAAATGATGAGGGTTTTACGGATGTCCATTATTGAATCTTAAAGAATACTAATTCTTTTCTTATCTTGTTTTTTGTAGTTTGGTACAAACACAGTTAACATACCATCTTCGATAGTTGCTTCGATTGAAGATGCATTATAACCATCACCGATTTTGAATTCCTTGTTAATTGTTTTTGTTTTTTCTTCACCATTTAATTTGTAGGTTCTTTTACCATTAATGTAGAGGACTCCGTCTTCCATTTCAGCCTTCAAATTGGTTTTGTTGAAACCTGGTGCCTCAAAGAATAGGTATGCACCATCTTTTGTGTGATTAATTTCATAAGTTTCGTCTGAACCATTTTTCAAGACTGTTGTGCTGTAATTAAAATTGTTACGACCTCTGTTGTTAAAGAATGTGTCGAATAGGTCATTAAATTCTGAAGCGTACATCATGTTTTTAATTTTTGTTTTTGAAGTTTATTATTTATCTTTGTGATAGTCAACTTTTGTGCCGTGAGACTAATCACGACAAAAAGTCAGTTGATAAATAAACTATAAGACATTTTGTCTCAAAGTTTGGTTAAGTCCAAAATTTGATACATCTTTACAAAAATTAATTACTATGAATGATTTAATGGACGACGACGAAAAAATGAGTAAAAAACAAAAACAGAACTCAGACAGTAGTACTCCTGTTTTGGATAACTTCAGTAGAGACTTAAATAAGTTAGCAGAACAAGGTAAACTCGACCCTGTAATTGGAAGAGACCGTGAGATTCTGAGGATTGCTCAAATCTTATCTCGTAGAAAGAAAAACAATCCAATCATCATTGGTGAGCCTGGTTGTGGTAAAACTGCAATTGTTGAAGGTCTTGCAATGAAGATTGTAAGTGGGGAATGTCCGAGAAATTTGATAGACAAAAGATTGGTCAATTTAGATTTGACTTCAGTTGTGGCGGGTACGAAATACCGTGGACAATTTGAGGAAAGAATGAAAGTTATCATCGAAGAACTTCAAGCTAATCCCAACATCATTGTATTCATTGATGAGGTTCATACTTTAGTTGGTTCAGGTAACTCTGCTGGCTCTATGGACGGTTCTAACATTTTCAAACCAGCTCTATCTCGTGGTGAAATTCAAATTATCGGAGCAACAACTTTAGATGAGTTCCGTAAGAATATTGAGAAAGACGGAGCCTTGGAACGTAGATTCCAAAAAGTAATGGTTGACCCATCCTCTGTTGTTGAGACAATTCAAATCCTTAAAAACATCAGAGACAAATATGAAACTTATCACAAAGTATCTTATTCTGATGAAGTAATTGAAACTTGTGTGAAACTCGCTGACCGTTACATTACTGACCGTGAGTTCCCTGATAAAGCATTTGATATTATGGATGAGGTTGGTGCAAGAATGCAAACTGAACTTAAAGTTCCCCCTTCAATCGAAGAGTTGAAAAAGAAAGCGGCTGAAATCCGTAATCAAAAAATTGAAGTTGTAAAAAAACAGAACTACGAACAAGCGGCACAACTCAGAGACAAAGAGAAAAAACTTTTGGACAAATTGGATGCTGAAAAAAAGAAGTTCGAGGAAGAAATGATTAACAACAAAAAACAAATTTCTTTGGAGGATGTTTATGATGTTGTTTCAAATATGACCAAAATTCCAGTTAACAAAATGAGTGTTGACGATACAAAGGCTCTTTTGAACTTGGACAAAGAACTTATGGGTAAGGTTATTGGACAAGACGAAGCTGTTAAGAAAATTGCTAAAGCAATTAAAAGAAACCGTCTCGGTATCAAAGACCCAAATCGTCCAATCGGTTCATTCGTATTCTTGGGTTCAACAGGTGTTGGTAAAACTCACTTAGCTAAACAATTAGCGAAAGAGATGTTTGGTTCAGAAGACTCGCTCATTCGTGTGGATATGTCCGAATACCAAGAGAAACACACTGTTTCAAAATTGGTGGGGGCTCCTCCTGGTTATGTTGGATATGAAGAAGGTGGTCTTCTTACTGAAAAGGTAAAGAACAAACCATATTCTGTAATCCTTTTCGATGAGGTTGAAAAAGCTCACAAAGATGTATTCACTGTTTTACTTCAGATTTTGGATGACGGTCACGTTACAGACAGTTTGGGACGTAAGATTAATTTCAAAAACACATTGATTATTCTTACTTCAAACCTGGGTGTTAAAAAACTTCAAGATTTCGGAACAGGTATTGGTTTTGGTACAAGTGCTTACGGAAACGAAGAAGCAAAAAAACAGGTATTGATGAAAGAAATGAAAAATTTCTTCTCTCCTGAATTCATAAACCGTATTGACGACACTATTGTCTTTAACAGTTTGAGTAAAGAGGATATCAAGAAGATTACTGAAATCGAACTTAAGAAGTTGATTGGTAGACTCGAGGACATGAACTATAAAGTGTCTTATGACGAGACATTGGTTGAGTATCTTTCCAAAGTCGGGTTTGATGAACTATATGGTGCTCGTCCTCTAAAAAGAGCAATCCAAGATAAAATCGAGGATTTACTCTCAGAGGAAGTACTAACAGGAAAAATGTTAGAAAATAAAAACTACAAGTTAAAAGTTGATGGTGAAAATGTAGTTGTAGAAAAAAAGGGACGATAAGTCCCTTTTTTTTATATTTATAAGAATGAGTAATCTCTCAAGACTTTTAAATCACTTCAAAGAAAATTTTCCGAACCAATATAAATCTAAGGTTGATGTAATTGAAACCTTTATAAAAAATTACATCAAAAAACATAAGGTTAATGTAAAGTTTCTAAATTCATGTTCAACGGGTTTCTCAGGTGTAAGGACAAGAGACCAAGTTATAATTTGTTCACCAATGAACATGAGAACTATTGGTGATTTTTTATATACAATTTTCCACGAAATCAGGCACGACCAACAAGTCAGAGACATTAAAATGCCAAATCCATTCACGGATTTCGATTTGGATAATTTGGAAAAATTATATGAACACTATTGGGAAATGGAATTGGATGCAGACCAATTCGCTAAAAACATGGTGGCAAAACTAATCATCAAATTAGATATCCCCATAGAATTTGCAAAACAACAATTCAGACTTTCAAGTTATATAGAAAATTACCCAATGATGTCTCAGGGTGTTATATTTCAACTTTCACAAATTATGAATCAAGTGAAAGAAATGAAAAAATCGGGGGTCAGATATAATGATATACAAGACCACCCGATGGTTAAAAAATATATAAGTCAGTTAGAAGACTTTATTTAAAAAATATAAGACCTTTGAACATAATCTTGTGACTTTTTATAGTGTAGATTATACCCTAATTTTTCAATCATTTTTCTCCCCATTTCAATTCCGTTGAAAACGTCATCGACAACAACATATTCATTAGCTGTGTGATAGTTGTAGTATCCAATTGAAAAATTGATACAAGAAAAATCGAACTTACCTCTCAAAGCATAAACATCAGTATATGGATGTACCATATATTGCATGTTTTCTTTCACCATACCTTCAGTTAAAACTTCATCACAAGATTTAAAAAATTCAGAATCACGGTCAAATAAAACTTGACCAAAACATTTCTCAGTAATCATCCAATTTTCAGGGGCATCGAACTGAATCCCATAACCCACGTTCTCAAAAAACTTTGGGTCTGCACTACGAGAACCGTGGCATCCTGTTTCCTCAGAAACAAAGAACGCCGCTTTGAGATAAGGCAATTCACGAAGTAAGGTCATACAAGCAAAAACTCCACATTTGTCGTCACCACCAATACCTGTAGGTCTTCCTAAGTCATTATAACCTTTGAGAGATAATTTCAATTCGTCTTGTGCATTCGGGAGTTGTTCTTCAATAACATTGATAACATCCAAACTATGAACGGTGTCTGTGTGTGAGATTACACAAGGAAAATAAAAATCTTTTGGTAATTCTCCTTGGGGTTTTTTTGTTGCGTAGATATTTCTTTTATCGTCTAAATAAAATTCAATATTATTAGCAGCCAACCATTTAGAAAGATATGAAATCATCATATCCTCTTTGTAAGTCTTAGTTGGGATACTCAAAACTTGTTTTAGTAATTCTATATTTTTAGTCATTAAACAAAAGTACGAATTATTCCTCAAAATTCCAAACGAAATAATTCTGGTTGGTATAGTAATCTGTAAAAAGTTTCTTCTGTAACAGCAAAATCTTTGAAATCATTAGTTCCCCTTCTTTTCAAACTTACATCAATTTTTCCATCTTTTCTATCAAACCCTCTAATCTTAAAAATAACCTTATCATCTTTGGGTAAATCATACCAAACATTTATTTTATATTTGTTTGATACTTTATCAACCATTTTTACAAAGTCTTGAAGTGAGTTCCCATCCTCCTTTTCTTCAAGTTCCTCAAGTATATCTTCTAATTCTTTTTCCACCGTTCTATTATAAGAGGTTTTATCAAAATGTTCATCATCTTGATATTCGTACCTATCTTCGTCCCAACCACCTATCGTTCTATCCGAGCCCTTAAAAACTTCCTTAAAAAGTTTTGTTAAAGAAAGGTGGGGTACTCCGAATTGTAGATACAATGAAATTAAATCAGCCACAGTGCTTTTTATTTTGTCTCCGCCATATAAATCCAATCCAAAATTTTTCAAAAAATTGTCGAGTTCTTTTTCTACATGTTCACGTGCGACATAATTCATTTCTCGGTTTTTTTCATGTGTCCAATCTTGAACAATACTAGTAACACTTTTTGGGAAAAATTTGTCCAATTTTGCACCAAACTCTCCCATACTATCATTATCATTCCAATCAATTACGGTATTGAAGTAATATTTCGCAATTTTTTCCATCAACTCCATATTTTCATCACTAATATCATACCAAGCACCATAACCTTGTTTCCAATCATCGTCAGCCGTGTAGAAATCATACGCCTCATATCGTTGGTATGGTGATGTAACCATTTGATAAAACCAAATATCATCGTCACTCAATCCTATCAATTTACCTAATTTTTCAAATGATTCGAAGTCAAGTATTACAGTGGATTGTGCAGGGTTTGTAGAATTCAAGATGATTCTATCAATTGCAGGGTCAATACCCTCCAATTCATATTTGGATATTCTACCCTTAACGAAATTTCTTAAACCATAAAACGAGTCACCTAATTCCATATTAAATAAATAGAAGTTAGGTTTGGAAATAGAATATTTATACCTATATTTGCTTTGTTCATTGAAATTATTGGGGAAGACATGGCATTGATTGGCGTGTGTAGGTATAAGTGGCACGTAGGAGCTGAATTAACTCCTTAAAAACTGATTTGAAACACAAACGGCAATACTTTTGCTAAAATGGCTGCTATCGGTTTAATCGCTGAAGAAGCTACAGTTGTTGCTTAATTAAGACACAACTACTCGGGTCGGTTAGGACATTAACCTAGGAACAGAAGTCCAATTTACGGGTCACAGGTCAGAGCTCGTTTAAAATAATTCTGAGACCAAGTTGTTTGTAGGTGGGGTTCTCACAAATATCAAACCTAATATTTCGGAACATTGAGAAACAATGTTGTAATAAACGTGTAGTCATTTATAGTTATCGCGAACAAGACACGGGTTCGAATCCCGTCTTCTCCACCAGATTAACCCCAAGTCTAACTTGGGGTTTTTTGTTTGACTTCTCAAAGATTTCTTAATATACTTTTAAAGTTTTGTGTGAGTCTATGAATACTTATTTTTTGGAGAGGAATTTTATGAAAAATTTTTATTACCTGTACACGAACTTAACTTCGCGAATAGCAAAGTCCCGTCGGCTTATACCCACGGGATTTTTTTATTTATAAACCAATAAACAAAAAAAACATGAAAAAAGCAATTTTCGCGTCGCTTTTATCCTTGTTAGTGACTCTAACATCTTTCGGGCAAATAACTACATCTGCCCTGTCTGGTGTTGTGAAAAATGAAAAAGGAGATGCTTTAGTGGGAGCATCGGTTCACGTTGTTCATCAACCTACGGGTTCTGAATATCGTGCATCCACAAACAAAGTTGGTAATTTTACCATTCCCGCTGTTCGTCCTGGTGGTCCTTACGTAGTCCATGTATCTTTCGTGGGTTACAAAATGAAGGAACTATCTGATATCAACACCTCTTTGGGTATTACAACTACTTTAGAGGTTATTTTGATTGAAGATATCAAGTCCCTACAGGAAGTTGTTGTTAGTTTCAATAGAAACAACACTTTTAGTATCGACAGAACAGGTGCGTCTCAGCAGTTTGGTAGAAGAGAATTAACTTCTGTTCCCATTACAGGTGCGAGAACAATCGACGGAATCACCAAGTACAATCCAATGGGTGATGGTCGTTCGTTCGGTGGAGCGGATAGTAGATTAAACAATTTCACTATCGACGGTTCTCAGTTTAATAATGGTTTTGGACTTGGTTCTTCAGCTCAAGCGGGTGGTAGAACAGGTTCAAGTGCTATTTCCTTGGATGCGATTGACCAACTTCAAATCAACGTAGCTCCTTTCGACATCCGTCAAAGTGGTTTCGTTGGTGCTGGTATCAACGCAGTTACAAGAAGTGGTTCAAACAAAGTTGAAGGTTCTTATTATCAGTTCAACAGAGACAATCAACGTTACGTAGGTAACAACGCTAAAGGAACAACAGTGACTGCTTCAAAATTTGAAGAGTCAATCAGAGGTTTCAGATTAGGTGCTCCGATTATCAAAAACAAATTATTCATTTTTGGTAACTACGAAAGTTTGGAGAAAACCGAACCAGGAACTACTTGGATTTCTCAAGGTTCACCTTTAGCAGGTTCTCAAATCTCAAGAGTACTTTATTCAGATATGAAGACTCTATCTGATTTCATGAGAACAAATTTCAACTATGAAACAGGTCCATGGGAAAACTATAATAACGCAAACACTTCTGAGAAATTCTTGGTTAGATTGGATTGGAACATAAACGACAAGCATAAATTGACTGGTCGTTATGTACACCACAACTCATCAGCTGAGATTAATATCTCAAACTCACAATCAGCAGGTGCTGGTAACAGAACTACTCAGTTCAATGCAATGAGTTTCAAGAACAGTGGTTATATTATTCAAGATAACACTCGTTCCTCTGTATTAGAACTCAACAGCAAGTTCTCAAACACATTACACAACAACTTGATTGTTGGTTATGATGTTCAGATTGAAAATAGAGGATATCTTTCACAGATGTTTCCAACTATTGATATTATGAATGGTACTGCAACATACGCTTCAGTAGGTTTTGACCCATTCACACCTGGTAATAAGTTAGATTACAACACATTCCACGTTACTAATAACTTGACCAAATTTTTGGACAAACATACAATAGTAGCAGGTGTTAACTTCGAAAAGTACCGTTCTAACAACTTATTTTATCCTGCATCTAATGGTGTTTATATCTTCAATTCTCTTAATGACTTCTACACAGCAGCAAATCAATCGATTGCTAACGGTGGAAGACCTTCAACTCTTGCACCTGCAAGATTCCAACTTCGTTACTCAGCTTTACCTGGTGGAATTGAACCAATGCAAGTTTTGAAAACTTCACGTCTTGACTTATATGCTCAAGATGAATATCAACACAATGAGAATTTGAAAATCACAGGAGGTCTTAGAGTTGCTGTTATCGGTTTTGAAAACACAGCTTTAGAGAACAAAGCAGTAACAGCAATGACTTTTGCTGGTGGTGAAAAATTCAATACAGGAGTTCTTCCTAAGACTCAAGTATTGTTCGAACCAAGAATTGGTTTCAATTACAATCACAAAGGTAAAAACGATTTACAGGTTAGAGGTGGTTCAGGTGTATTCACAGGAAGACCTCCATATGTATTCGTTTCTAACCAAGTAGGTAACAATGGTGTTCTAACAGGATTTATTGATGTATCGGGTGCTGCAGCTGCAAACTACGGTTTCACTGCTAATCCTAATCAATACTTCATCCCTCAGACTCCAACATTACCTTCTACATTTGACTTAGCATTCACAGACCCTAATTACAAATTTCCACAAGTATGGAAAACAAACTTAGCAGCAGACAAAAAGTTACCTTTAGGTTTTATAGGTACTGTGGAACTTATGTACAACAGATTCCTTAACGCAGTTCATTACTATAATTCAAACTTAGATGCTCCTGTAGGTGCATTTAACGGTCCTGATAAAAGAGCGGTATTCGCAAGAAATGACGCAGGAGTTAGAGTTAATGATAACGTATCAATGGGTGCGGTATTAACTAACAGAGAAGGTGCTTATAATACATCTGCAACTTTTGAGTTAAAATATCCAGCTCAAAAAGGACTTTGGGGTTCTTTAGCTTGGACTACATCTTTATCAAAAGATTATATGAGTGCGGGTTCAATTGCTTCAGGTTCTTGGCAGTCAGCAAGAGCTATTAACGGTAATAATGATTTACCATTAGCTTTCGCGGATAACTGGATTCCAAACAGAGTCGTAGGACTTGTAGGATATAAGTTAGAAAATGGTGCTAAGAAAGGTGCTGGTGCAACAACAATCACTTTAGGTTATGTAGGTCAACAAGGTAATCCTTTCAGCTACTTCGTAGCAGGTGACCTTAACGGTGATAGAGTAAACAACAATGAACTTATCTTTGTTCCTAACAAAGCTACAGACATCAGATTTGCTTCATTCACTTCAGGTGGTGTAACTTTCACTGAAGCACAACAACAAGCGGCATTCGATGCTTACATTGACCAAGACAAATATCTTTCAACAAGAAGAGGTCAATACGCTGAAAGGAACGCTTCAGTAATCCCTATGTTACACAGATTTGATATCTCCATACAACAAGATTTCTTTGTAGATATCAAAGGTCAAAGAAACACATTCCAACTTAGATTGGATATCTTAAACTTTGGTAATATGGTTAACTCTGATTGGGGTGTATCTCAAAGAGCTACAAACCCAGCAATTCTCAGTTACTCATCAACTAACACAGCAGGTGAACCTGTTTACAGATTATCAACGCAACCAGTGTTAAATGCAAATGGTACAACTACTGTAGGTCTTATCAGAGACACTTATCAGTGGAACACATCTGTATTTGATGTTTGGCAAGCTCAACTCGGATTGAGATATATTTTCGGTAGATAATTTCTATCAATAAAATTAATTAACCCTCATCTTCGGATGGGGGTTTTTTATTTACTTAATTTTTATTATAATTTAGACATGAGTAAATTAGGTTCCATATTTTTTATATTTTCAGTATACATACTTTCACAGATTTTCACTTTCTATCAACTACAAGGTCATTTGTGGAATAAATGGATTAAAGACCATCCTTTTTTAATGTCTTTAATTGGAGTACCAATTGGTTATTTTGTAATTCTTGCAAGTAGAGAAATGGTACACCTATATGATGGTCAAACCTGGCCAAATCGTATTATTGGGTTTTCTATCGGTGTTTTGATTTTTTCAATTATGGCTTGGATTATGTTGAAAGAGCCTTTGTCTCTCAAAACAATTGTTTGTTTGGTCCTAAGTTTGACCATCTTACTTATTCAGTTGTTTTGGAAATAATTGGTATTTATACCATATGAAGTTTTTCTCAATTTTATTAAAGGAAGGTCGTAAAGAAGATTTAAGAAAAAAATATTCAACTAAATTCAATGAAGAGGATTTAGAGTTTATTCTTAACATTTCCGATTTACAAGATTTCAACCACAAATACACTGACTTTGTATTAAAAAATACAGACGGTGATGGAGAACTAGACACTTTCGAATTAGAAAAACTAGTTGATTTAATAAAGGATTTCGACAAATACCAATCTCAACTTCCGAAAAAAGATATAAATCAATACGTGTCTTTAAATGAACTTGAGAAAGTTATTCTATACATCAGAGAAAAAAAGAAAAAAAAGGAATCAGAAAATCAGGTAGAAAAAGTTTACGAGGACGATAAATTTTTGGTTGTTTTACCGAAATCTCACGGTGCGTCTTGTAAGTACGGTTCCAACACTAAATGGTGTACCACAGCTCAATCACCTGACCATTTTCAGCGTTACACGTCAGGAAGTCAGGCTTTGTATTACATAATCAATAAAGCTAATTCAACAGACAAAGATTATTCGAAAGTTGCAATTCATTTTGATAATTCAGGTTATCCCAAATTTTGGGATTCCAAAGATTCTCCGATGGGAGAAAGAGAAATCGCAATATTCAAATACGCATTTCCTGAGATTATAGATGCCATAGAAGAAAATTATAAAACTTTTAAAGTCTCAGCTGAAGAAAAACGTTTAAATGAAATTTTCAATTCATTCGGTGTAACAAAAAGAAGTGATAAAAAACTATTTGGAACTGAATCAGAATTAAGTGTAGTTATTGAGGGTTTTCAAGGTATAAACGATTTGGGACCAGGCCACACTGAAGCAAGTTTGGCTGTAGTATTGGATAACGTTCTGATTGACGAATATCAGGTTTTTGTAACTTTCAAGTCAACTAATAAAGAATATTTTGAAGCGAGTATTGGTTTCATGGGTTTAGACAATCACATCGAGGAAGACTATTTTATCGATTTGGGTTTGGAAAATTTTGGAATTGATGTAAAGTTTAAAATAATGGACACAATAGGAAGCACTGCAGAGGGAGTTAGGTCTTACATTTCGAGTAGGTGTTTAGATGAAGTTAAAAAAAGTACCAAACTCAGAGAAAAGATTGTTGGTACATCAAGTTTTTTTAGACCATCGTATGGTTACACTTTTGGTAGGAAAAAAGGTTGGATTGAAAAACTTGTGAAGTTCTTAGAATCAGGTAAAATAGGAACAAAACTTGATTTCCTTACAGATATAGGATTTTTAAACAAAATTACTAAAGATGGTAAGACAATGTACAAAAGAACTAAAGACGGATTTGTAATGAAACCTCGTGATTTGAGAGGTCAACACTCGTCATTCTTCGCGGCTGCAAAAAACGCAGGAATTTTAGGTTATAGAAAAGTTGGAAAAGATTTCCTTTTAATAAAAGGTCCAAACTTCAATGCCTTCAAAGAGGGGAAGCTCAAGGCACTTTAGATAATCTTCGAAAGTATATATATAAACCAAAGAAAAGCCCCGCAATACAATACAAAACGAAGTTCGCTTTCCATAAACTTCCTGTCCAAAGTATTAGGGAATATTGAACGGCATCGAATCCAAACGGATTGAAGAACAGAGCCAACATTAAAAATATTTGAGACAGATTTTCTTTTAGAGTTTTCTGCCACGTTTCCCTGTTTATTTGCATCGTCCATATATTTGGGTTTAAAATTTATGTCTTTCGACTAAAATTATATAGATATAAATATGAGGGGGGAAAATTATATAGATATAAATATGAGGTGGGAAAATTATATATATTCAAAAACTTTTGATTTTTATTTGATACTACCAATGAAGTCTGGAACCGTAACAGCTTCTTGGATATTCACTTATTTTGATTTTCAAACATACACAAGAAATTTAGAAACGAACACTGAGTTTGCCAATCCTGCTATATCAACAGTTCATAGTTTTTATTTACCACCCAATACAAATGAACCCAAAATAATAATGACCATAAGAAACCCTTATGATAGGTTCTTATCGAGATTTTTATTTACTTGGACAAAACAAGAACCCCCCACACCTGAAGATTTTTATAATCACGTAACTATATCAATTGAAAAATTGAACCCAATGTACATAATACCTGAAGACATCAATCCAACTTATATAATTCATTTAGAGAACCTTTATGATGATTATATGAAAATTCCATTTGTGAAAGACTCGAATTTGAATAAATCAGGAGTATTACAAGAAATTCTACAAAAAAAAATAAACGAAAATAGATTCAAAGTAGAAAAAGAAAAATTCTTGACTGAAAGGAATAAAGAATTAATTTATAATTTTATGAAAAATCAATTCGAACTTTTTGGTTATGAAAAGTAATTTTTTTACATTTGTTTTATGGTTGATATCAAAAAAATCCTTCAAGAACGTGGTACAATTTCAAAGTTTGATGGTGTGGCACCCGAAGGTTTTATTTTAATTCATGAAAACACTTTGGAACAACTCAAAGATATGAATGTGTGGTTAGAATGGAAGATGGAAAGATTATCAATCGAAGAAATGAACAAAATCAATTTTGAGAATACTTAAAATTGTATTATATTTGAAAAAATAATAAAACGTTAAAATTCATGTCGTTTTTTTTGAATGTTGAGGTAGAACTTGACCCAAATATTCCCAAGGAAGAAGAAGAATGGGAACCTGGCGATAATGTTACATTTTAACGAGTGGTGGTCATACTGATGTAACTGACTGCAGCGGTGAAAAGAAGTCGACTCCGAGGTATAGCATCCCATCAGTCCCTGACCACTTTTTTTTGAACTATGGAAAAGAAAAAATTATACAGAAGTAAAAATGGAACATTGGCTGGCGTATGTACAGGTCTTGCCAATTATTTTGAAATTGAACCACTATTGGTCAAAATTTTATGTTTCGCTGCAATATGGAGTCCACTTCCAGTTATTTTCACCTATCTTATGTTGTGGATTCTGATGGAAAAAGAACCCGAATAACCTAAGCGGAAGTAGCTCATTTGGTAGAGCACCGTCCTTCCAAGTCGGGGGTAGCCAGTTCGAACCTGGTCTTCCGCTCAATATGAGCAAAGTAACAAAAAACCCTACCTTTTTCGTCGATATTGATGGAACATTGGTTGTATACAGGAAATTTAATGAGTTGGCAACAGCAATTCTGACTCCAATCAAAGAAGTTGTTGATTACATCAACGAACAGCACAAATCTGGTGCTGTGATAATTATAACTACAGCACGTCCAGAATCTTACAGAGACTACACCATTGATGAGTTGAAAAAAATTGGAGTCCAATATCATCAACTTGTTATGGATTGTGGTAGGGGAACGAGAGTTATTCTTAATGATAAAGACCCCGAGCAACCTGAACTTGATAGGGCTGTTGGAATAAATTTAGAAAGGAACATGGGATTTAAAACCCTCGATGGTCCTCCTAAGATAGACAAATATGAGTCAAATTAAAGTTTCGTACAAAAGACACTTAGCAAAAACAATAAGTTACAGAGTAGTAAGTACAGGTATAGGTTTTCTCGCTATGTGGTGGGCATCAGGAAGTGTGAAAGTTGGTGCAGCATTTGGTGTAGTTGAATTGTTGTATAAACCAATTCAATATTATATTCATGAAAGAGTTTGGTATAAATGGGTTAAATTCGGATTAGTAAAAGAAGTTGAAAAAAAGAAAAAAGTAGTACTTCCTATCGAACCAAAACCTATAGTTGAAAAAAAAGAAGTTGAAACTACGGGTAAAAAAGTATTGAATTATAGTTCAAACAGATAACCGAGATATTCTCGGTTTTTTTTATTCCACCATCAATATTTATAACTAATGAGTAGAGAACTAAAAAACATAAACAGAATTTACGATATCATTCTTGAGAATAAGAAAATGGTATTTTCTGAAGCCGACATCTCAGGTATCGACGAATTAGTTTATAACCCCGCAACAAAAAAAGGCGGAACCGTAGGTTTTGGTTTTGATGGTGGTAGAAAAGTAGATGGTATAACTTGGAATAACCATGATAACCACTTACACATCGGTTTCACAAATCGAGATGTTGCTATGGACGTTATTGATAAAGCCCACGAAATGGGTTTGAGAACAACAGAAAACCCTTATGCTAAAAGAGACCCAAATGGTAAAGTTGATGATGTTCACACAAAACACAGTTTTCACTACAAAACCTTTGAAGGAGAGCCTCCTGTAGGTGCTGGTGTAGATATAAGTGGAGACAAAAACACTATCACGGAATTGATAAAATGGACTGTAGAAAAATACTCAGGTGGAAACTATAGTGTAGACCCTATTCAGAACTCAAGTTCAGATTCTACAACACAAACTGATTCTTCAACCGAGACAAATACTTCTGATAAAGAAAAAAAAGGTTCTAAGCCTTACGGTGGGGGTAGTAGTAGTTATAACTCGGACCCTGAATTGTTCAAAGCTGCTTTGGGTCTTGGTAAATTAATCGGATTGAATGAATCTTTCGGAAGTAATGTATCAGGAAGATATGGAACAATATCAATACCTGGTTCATCAAATTCAGTAATAAAAAGTCCTGTTGATGGGGTGATTAATAACATGAAAAAAATATCAGGTTGTAAAAATCAAATTACAATCGAATCTGTTGAGATGGGGTATTTTTTACAATATTGTGGAGTTACAAAGCCAAGAGTTAGAGACGGTGAATCGGTGTCTGAAGGACAAGTGATAGGTTCTATGGATAAAAATGATATTGCTGAAGTTTTGTTGTTGAATCGCTCATATCATAGAGAAAATTTGAATACTAAAGAATTTGAGAGAAGTTATTCTGAGAAAAAAACAAAAAGAAAAAAACCAACATACAGAGGAGATGATGAAGTAGAAAATGTAACCCAAACTAACACAAGGTCTTATACTGACCCTGCTATGGCATCATTAATTTTAGCACCTTTTGAAATATTCAAAAATAGATACGATAAAAAAACAGGGGAAATGACTCAAAAAAGATGGGCAGAAACAGGTGAGAAAAAACAAACCGACCCATTCGTTATAGACGCAATTAAAGCTCCTTTTAAAAAAGTTGCAAAGTTTTTCAAAAAAGAAAGAAATGAAGAAGATGAAAAACTTAATGAGAATATCGAGAAAATTAAAAGATTATTAAAATAAAAAAACCCATCGAAAGATGGGTTTTTAGTTTTGTAAGAAAAAGTAATATTATTTAACTTCTTCTACCTTAACAGCAGTAGTGTCTACAACAACAGCCGCCAAGTTTTCTAAATCGTCAACTAGTAGGTTAAAAAAAGTGCGGAGAGTGCTGGATTCGAACCAGCGGGTCAGTTACCCGACCACGGTTTAGTAAACCGCTCCTTTAACCACTCAGGCAACTCTCCTCGTGTGTGAACGGTGGGATTCGAACCCACGACAACTAGCGCCACAAGCTAGTGCTCTACCAACTAAGCTACGTCCACCATATGTTGTCGCACAAGGATTCGAACCTTGAAAAACAGAACCAAAATCTGTTGTGTTACCGTTACACCATACGACAATTTCAGACAGACCTAAGGAGACGTATTATTCTCTTCATTATCCTTGTACTTTAACACCATGGGAAGCGTGTGTCTGTCTTGTGGACCCCCACGGGCTCGAACCGTGGACCTAATGATTATGAGTCATTTGCTCTAACCTACTGAGCTAGGGGTCCATAAATGATTGTTACACTTGGTTGTGTTACTTCCTCCCGATACCACTCAGGACTTCAATCATTTTGTGGGAGTAGCTGGACTCGAACCAACGAACTCGAAAGAGGGAAGATTTACAGTCTTCTGCCATTGCCACTAGGCGATACTCCCAAATTAAGGAAAGGAGAAGATGGTTGCGTGGACAACTCCTTTTACGATTGGCATTACTCAGGTGTATTTCTCCCAACTCCGATGAAACTGACCGAAATACACTCTCGAGTCATTAGTTTCACCATTCCCCAATCAACCTATAAATGTTCTTCAGCATTCTACTCCCAGCTCCGAGGAATCGTATCTAACTTAGCCCGTCTCACCACTGTGTGGGTACTGAAGTTTACATTTTGCACGCACGTCAGGACTCGAACCTGAAACTCCTAGTTTTGGAGACTAGTACTCTACCAATTGAGCTACGCACGCTTTTTATTATTTTAATAACCAAGATGAGGACTGAATCTTGTCTCCCAAACCGTCAACCAGTTTGATACCCAATTCATCACAGATTGGTTTTTCAGGTATTGTGTCGTTATTTTGGTCTCCTCCGTTTGCAAAAAACAACTCTACGTTTTCTTCAACCTCAGAGGCAATCATTCTTAACGTCTCACGAACCGTTCTGTCTTTATCGATAGATAGTATAGTTTTATCTACCATCTTTAAACTATCGATAATTACCAATCTCTCGTCCTCATCTTGGAACTTTTTACTTCCTTTCAACTCACGTTGAAAATCGTTATTCACAATCACATAGAGTTTGTCTCCATGTTCTTTTGATTTGATAAAGTATTCAATATGTCCTTTATGGACAGGATTGAAATATCCACTTACGATTACAACTTTCATTATCCTTGTTTTTTTGTCCACTTACTTTTAGCTAATAGGTCGTCCCAATCTTCATACCCTTGTTCACGTGCATATTCATCGTTTTTCATTCTTTGATACTTTTTTACGTTTTCAGGGTCTCTCATAGCTTCAGTGTTTTCAAAACCCAAAGATTTTGCGCATTCCTCTTCACACCATCCATGAGAACCTATTTCGATGTTTATTGGTAGGTCAGTTTCCAAAGATTCGATAAAATCTTCAAATTGACTTGCCGCTTCATAAGGCATTGTATAGATTCCCTCAGACACTTGATATCCGCTATCACTTTCTCTGTCGAATATTTCAATCCTACCCATTCTATACTTCTCACCCATCAAACTGAATACACCATATCCAACAGTAGAATAACTGAACCTACCTGGTGTACTAACACCTTGCATATCAACACATCTCGGATTTGCCTCCATATAATGTGCCATATGGTCAACTAGCATTTCGTCAGTAAGTTCTTTTCCTTCTTGTTTTCTTCGGATGTTACTCAGGAACCATAACAAATCCGCTCTATTGATTTTCATATCACAAATTTACGCTTTATAAATTGAAATTACTAAACTTTAATCCCCACATTAAGGAAATCATCCCCATTTGAGTTTCAGCATACTTCTTATTCATTTTGAGTTCTTTGATGAGGTATTTCTGACCCCAATCTTTCCACTCATCGTTTTGTTCGACAGTCATAGTCCATTGAGTATACCAATCATCTTTACGGTCTTTAACATCATCGTATGTTACTGAATGTCCTGCGATTTCGAACATTTTATTAATCATATCAACGACCATTTTTTCTCTCTTCTGTTCTAATGATAATCTTTTTTTCATCGTTCTAATTTTTTTATACATTCATCAATTTTGTCTCTTAGTCTTCCGCCGTGACCCCAATCACCATCTACCTGTACGTGTCTCCACATTGGAATTCTTGGTTTCAACCACTTGTATTGTTCATCAAGTTTCATATCATCAATTGAAATCCAATTGGTGATTTTGTTGTCCTTAACCCACTTTGTGATTTCTGCGGCTCTCTCCCATTCTATAGATGGTCTACTCATTTTGTTCCAAAGGTACTGATGAGTTGTAATGTCTACAATCGGTGCGGTTACACCATAGTATTGAAAAATTCTTTTGAGTTGAATTATACTAAAGTGTTTTCTCCAATCTGAACTTACAACCAAAGACGCATTTGTTTCGTTACAAATTTTTTGTAATGCTTGGCAGTCCTCCTGAACCCATGGATAAGGGATTGTGAAGGTCTTAGAAGCTTCGTTGAGCGTAACTCTACCGTCACCCCATGTTCCCCATGCCAGTGGTCCATCTACATCGATAAAAATGATTTTACGTCTCATAACATTTTATTTTGTTGGAATGGGCGGGCTCGAACCGCCGACAACTATCGTATCAGAATAGTGCTCTACCAGCTGAGCTACATTCCATTGTGGAGGTCAGTACAGGAATCGAACCTGTGTAAATAGTTTTGCAGACTACCGCCTAAACCACTCGACCAACTGACCCTAATAATCTTACTTTATTTAATTTCTTTTTTTAATTCTTCTAACCTATCCCAATTCACTTCTCTTTCATACCCTCCCTTAGAAATCAATAAACCATATTGACTCAAAACATGTTCAGCAATACTTCAAAGAACCAAAAGTCCCAAAAAGAAAAAACCCCGAACTTCATTTCTGTAGTTCGAGGTCTTATATATAACTCTTCAGGAATTATAGGCTTCTCACGAGACTACAGGGCGTGTCTTAATCCAACAAATCTCTTGTTGATGACTGTAGACAATATGTTGCACCTGTGTTCTCATTGTTATTATAATTACTACAAATATAGTAAAAGTTTTTTAAAAACAAATAATTTATATGTCCTGAATATTGAAATTGATAACACATCTCTGTGTTTCACCATAAAATGGTTTCACAGAATGTACAATATCGTAAGGCCAAATCATGAGCATACCTTTTTTCGGTCGAATGAAATAAGACATACCTCTGATGTGAAACGTAAAAACACCACTGTAAGGATGGTCTTTTATTGGGTTACCGTCTGAAAGATAATAACCACCCACAAAATTCAATACAGTTTCTTCATCAGGAGACCAACGACAATGATTATGTTGGTTATGACCTCTACCTTCTGTGGGGTTGTAATATTGAATCCAAGACTCAGTTATTTTTGGGTTTCTTTTGTGTACAAAATTTAAGGAGTCTAATAACTCCATATAACCGTTTTTACACCTGTCTTTTATAATTTGTACACAAGTATCAGGTCTATCGAGAAAATCGTTTGGCGGGGTCCAAAATCGACTACCGATGGGGTTGTACTCAGTTGGTTCAACCCACATATCCTGACGGTTATAATTTACTTCATATTTTTCTTGTCTCTGAGCATCATAGACCTCAGGTAGTTCTTGACCCATTTTTTTCTGAGCGGGACTCAGGACATCTAAACCTAATTGAAAAACTTCATCATGTAATTCATGGTCATTAAAGACTTTCATGAATACAGGGATTGGTGCTAAATGATAAATGTTATTAACACCCGTTGGGACTAATGGACTTTGAATATACATATGTTCTATTGGTACCCCAAGAGAGACTCGAACTCTCACGACCGAAGTCATTGGTTCCTAAGACCAACGCGGCTACCGTTACGCCTACCTCAGGTGGGACTTGAACCCACACGGACATTTTCTGTCCACAAGATTTTAAGTCTTGCGCGTATACCGATTTCGCCACCAAGGTATAATACAAAAATAAGGGATTTGGATTAAAAAAACAAATAATTTAGAAGTCTTCTTCAAAAACAGTATCTCTTCCTGTTTCATCAAGATTGGATGTGTGATAGAGAGTAATTTCTTTTCTATCTAAATCAATTTCAAAATATCCTTGTGAGCCTTCGTTAATTTCCCAACCACCAAAATTACTTTCTAAAATACCATAACAGTAATCTTGAACTTGTGCTGGCACATCGACCCCTATATTATCAAAGGCGTCTTCTAAGTATCCGCTATCACCACTACCGTTATAATCAATTCTTAGAACTCTTTCATCAATTTCATCATCATTTTCCAAAACATCAAACACTTCCATTAAGCTTTCATCGTCACCATCTTCTTCCAAACTTCTTGTGACTGACTCAGTATCACTAGCTTCGAAGTAATTATAATCATGAACAACAGAGATTGTTGACTCGTCACAATCAACATCGATTTCAATTCGTTCCCAGTTTAAATTTTCGACATCTGGATTATTAATTAAATCGTTTTCTTCAACATACTTGAGCAGTTTTTTACAGATTTCTTTTAATCCGTCAGGAATTTCCGCAGTATAATTGTTAGAGAAATGAGTAATACGGTTCCAATTATAGTCATTAGTATCAAATTCACCATATTCCATTTCGAAATCAATACTACCATGGTTCATTCCTAATGAACCCAAGTATCTACAAATTCTCTGTAAGTATTTTTTTTCTTCTGATGTTAGTATTTTGCTCATAATGTTATAAATATCAGTCTTCAAACTCTAATTTTATTGTTTTAATCATCCAACTTGGTCGTGTGTTACTTGTTATATTATTTACCCATTCTTTGGCTGATGGGATATAATTATTACAATCCTCCTTCACATGTTGTTCTCCAACATACCTAGTATAAACCGTTTTACCATCGCTGTTTTTGAACTCTTTTCCAAACCTTTTTTCCATTTCGAAAATACCTTCTGAATGGTGTCTAAACATACGATGTAAAGAATCACCAAACCAACCTTTGGTTTCATCTAACCATTCATGTAGATGAATATAATCTTCGGGTTTACCTCCAAACTTCTTTGCCGAACTTTTTGCATGTAAATTAGGATGTGCCATTTTTCCAAGAGTTTCTTTCGTAACCAAATAAATCAAATTGTTCCTTTAAGTTTTCGTAAACGAAGTCAGCTAGTTTTTCTGTGTAGAAATCAGACCAATGTGTCCTTGTGGTATTTTCAATATTTTTGAATTCATATGTGTACCTATTATTCATGATGTTATTTTTCCAAATATCTTGAATTTTTGGTTCCTCAAAATTGATAAAACCTAAAGATTTTAAATCTTCGTCCAATTTTTCTACTCTTATAAACTTATCGAATTTTTTATTCAAACTTAATATTTTTTTCTCATACCTAAGTTGATAATCACCGTCAAACTTTTTATCTGTTAGGGCATATTCACACCATTTTTCAAAATTCAAATTGAAATCATTTTTATGAATCGAATACAAAGAAAACAAAGAAACAACTCTCGTGTACGGATTTCTAATATTAGAAATTAAAAAATAATCTTTTTTTGATTCTGGAAAATTAAAAAAGTGCGCTCCTAAACCCACAAAACCCATGGCATTGAGTAGAACATGTGTTGTCCTTGTGGCGGTTCTTTGTGGTGTATACCAACAAACTTTCAATTCGTCCGAGTACGTCATTAGAATACTTTTGTATTATTTCGTCTTGCTTCTTCAGCTTCTTTATACACTCTTACCCATGTGAGAAATATATCCACAGGAGCTAAAATCCAACACATAATTAAAAGTCCCAAAGTATCCAAACCAGGTGAGATACCAAGACCACCAGCCATTGCATCTCTATTCCATCTTCTAACAGACATGAAAAGACAATAGGCAAAACAAATCAAATAATAAGTCCAAAAAACTTGCATAAATTAAAATTTTAGAGCCTCCTGTCGGAATCGAACCAACGACCTACTGATTACAAATCAGTTGCTCTACCTGCTGAGCTAAGGAGGCAATTTGAATACGGGTACACAATAATGTGTTTTACAACCTACAAACCCTATCAGCGGTCCCACGGGGAATCGAACCCCGCACCTCGGCGCGACAAGCCGATATTATACCGATTAACTATAAGACCTAAATTTCAATCATTCCGTCATGTATTTCTGAATGGCAATTTGAGCAAACTAATATACATTTATCAACTTCCGATTTCAGTTTAACAAAACTATGACTTTTTCCTGAAATAGAAAAATCTTTTGTTTCAGGATTTTTATGATGAAACTGTAAAGCTCTCACACATCTATCATAACCACAAATCTCACATTTTCCTCCCTTGTACTCTATCAATTTCAATTTTGTTCTTTTTCTCCATAAAATTACAGATTCAGAACCGGTTAATTTTTTATTCTTCCTTTTTGTTTTCACATACTTGAGAATTGTTTCCGAAGAATTTTTGGTGATTTCAGATACTTTTTTTATTGAACCAAATTGGTCATAAAGTTTCTGTAGTCTCATTTTTTCTTCTTCGGTCAACCTACCATCTGAGCCCCCCAATTTATGAAGTTTACAATGATAAGAGACTGTGGATAACGCACAATTCAATTCATTGGAAATTTCTTTGTACGTCATTCCATTTTTCCTCAATTCTAAAATTTTTTCGCAATACTTACTCATGATTAACAAATGTTGTTAATTATAAGTATTGTTGAGTTCAAAAAAAGCTGCTTCGGTAGGATTCGAACCTACGATGGTTTTTACACACCAGATTAACAGTCTGGACCGTTCGGCCACTACGGCAACGAAGCATTTTTAAAATTAAGTAGAGTAGACAGGGGTCGAACCTGCACACACTTGCTCCCAAAGCAAGGGACCTACCTATTGGTCAACTACTCTATATTCAAAAAAAAAACCCCGAACTTTCAAGGTTCAGGGTTTTTTATTGGCTTTGTTTTTAATTACCAACCACTTGCCTCTGAACCTAAGCATAATCCACCTGCATCACCATTCGGTGTTGTCGCATTTGTTCTCGTATTTAGATTCAAAGTTTTCATATTTCTATAAATATATACCAGTTTATAAATGTTTCTTAAATATCTTTTCCAAAGAATCTTCTTCATCTTTATTCAAAGAAAAGTATTTCGTTTTAAGTTTATCTAATTTTTCCTCAAAGTCAATTTCACTTGAGAGTTTTCTATTCATTTCTTTTTTTAATTCACCATTTTTAAAATACAAGTCTTTGGGAAGATGTCCCTCATCTACCAACTCTTTAATCAATTCTTTGATGTCTCTTTTAGAGCAAGCTCGGACAAACTCATATACTTCTATATCTAAATCTATGTTTGGCATAATTTTTTTGTTTCAACAAAGTTACAAAAAAGTTTGATTTAAGAAAAAAATTTATGATATTTATTTCATGATGATTTTAGACAATACAATAACGTGTCTTTTGGGAACTTCAAGTTCATATGAGAACCTTTGGGTGATGAAACGTAGGATACCCCGAACCATAAACTATTGCTAAAGCATTGTATATTCGAAGGGGTCATTAGACCCCTTTTGTTTTTTAAATAAAATAAATTATCTTTGCAAAAAAATTCCTATGGGAGATGTATTAGTATTGAATTTTGATTACACCCCGTTGAATGTGACGACTATTCGACGAGGATTTGTTTTGGTTGATAAAGGAAAGGCTGAAATTGTTAAGTCAGATGACTCCCCAATAGTTGCTGGATTTAAAACCTATGTTCGTCCAGTCATCATCAGACTACTGAAATATATCAAACATTTCACAAGAAACCTTCGTGCAAACAGAAATAGAATCTATAAAAGAGATAACCATCAGTGTGTTTATTGTGGGTCATCAAAACACCTAACTTTAGACCACGTAATCCCAAAGTCTCGTGGTGGTAAAAATGATTGGCACAACCTTGTAACTTCTTGTTTCAAATGTAATCTGAAAAAAGCCGATAGAACCCCTGAGGAGGCAAGAATGTCCATGAGACACAAACCTTTTGCACCGACATTGGTGGGTGAAAATGTTATTGTGAGTAAAGTTTGGGATGACTTCCAAAAATCATTCATTTATTAATAAAACAATCTATAATTATGAAAATGGACTCAGAGAAAAAAATAAGAATTGCTTTCACAATAACAGTTTTAGTATTGTTATGGGCACTTATTCGTATGCAACAGTATAAAAGTTTGAGTGAAAAACCACCTATTGAAGTTTTGGGTGGTGGAGATATTGCAAAATCTCAAACAATAGATTCATTACAAAACTTAGTAGATTCACTTCACGCAGAAAACTTTCCTTGCCAAGTCGAGCTTGGAAGATATCAAATTGCATATCAGATTTTTATGGAAAGAAATCCAAAAGCCGCGTCTCAATATGGAGACATAATTTCAGAAGAAACAGAATAAAAATATGGAAGAAAATCAATCAAACCCAACCGAAAATCCACAGGATTTATTAAACGCATCCTTAATATTTGCGAGAGCTCTTAGTCTCATCTTAGAAGATAGTCAGGGTATCGTAGTAGACCTCCAAAAAGGTATTGAAGTTGGTTCTGATGTTGAAAAGGTAATTGTTTTCAGACATCAAGACCAAGTACACATATATAAATGCGAAGATGACTTAGTTGAGGGTACTGCTGTAAGAATGTCCAATACTGAGCAACCATCTGAAGAAAACTAATTTACATGAGAGTTTTAGGTTTTTCTGTCGGTCACGACAAGGGAGCTGTTATTATTGAAAACGGAAAAATACTTATCGGAATTACCCAAGAAAGACTTTCAAGGGTAAAGCATGACGGCGCACACGTTGGAGGAGAAATTCCTGTTGAGTCAATCAGATATTGTTTGGATAACACTTCTCTCACATTCAAAGATATTGACCTTTGGGTGTATAGTACAACTGAAGAAATTGATGATGTTGTTTTCAAATTCAAGAAAGAATTGAAATACGATATAACACAAAAACATGAATTCTTACCTCATCATCTAGCGCACGCTTATTCTACATTTTTTAGCTCGGGCTTTGATGACTCTGTGGTTGTTGTTGCAGATGCGTCAGGAAGTATATTAGACGATAGAAATAGGCTATCTGAATGGTATCCTGAAAAAACAAGAGAGGGTTTGAAAGATAATGAAGCGTGGACTGAAGGTATTTCAATATATCATTTCACAAAATCCGAATATAAGGAAGTCTATAAAAAATGGATTAAATACCCTGTACCAATTGATACTAATGAATGTGTATCGGTCGGTACCGTTTATTCGACGGGTTCTCTTCAATTAATTTATGAACCCCAAAGTCATACTTGGCCAGCAGGAAAACTTATGGGACTTGCTTCTTATGCCGACAAGGACATAGTTGCAGAAGCGCCATTTTACAATGTTTGGACGGAGGATGGAGATATATTTATCCCAAATAATTTGATATATCCAAGAGTAACACACGACTCGGACTTTTTTTCAAGAGCATGTGTTGCAGGAATTTATCAAAGAGAACAAGAAAGAGTTTCTGTGATGTTAGCAGAACTTGGAAAGAAATTATCGGAGTCAAAAAACATTTGTGTTGCTGGTGGTTCTTTTCTTAATTGTAACTCTAATGAGCAGATTTTGAACTCGGGTCTCTATGAAGATTGTTATTTTTTACCTCCATCGGATGACTCAGGAATCCCCTTAGGTTGTGCTTGGTACGGATATCAACAAATAAGTCCAATCAAAGAAACAAAAAAATTGTCTCCTTACTTAGGTAAAGTATATTCAGATTCTGAAGTAACAAAGTCTATAAATGAATTTCCTGATTTGGAGTTCATTAGATACGAAAATTTTGATGAATTGGTTTCGGAAGTCACTCATCAATTATCACAGAATCGTGTTATTGGATGGTTCCAAAATGGCTCTGAGATAGGTCCAAGAGCGTTAGGTAACCGTTCAATATTAGCATCACCAATTAACTCATGGATGACGGGTTATATCAACTCCGATATCAAAAAAAGAGAGTGGTATAGGCCATTCGCACCAGCTGTATTATTCGAACATCAGTCAGAGATTTTCGAATCAGATGTTTATTCACCTTACATGTTAGTAACAACTACAGTTAAAGAGGAGTGGAGAAGTAAAATACCTGCGGTAACACACATCGACAATTCTGCTAGACATCAGTCAGTGACTGAAGAGTCAAACCCTAGATTTTATAAATTAATTAAAAATTTCTACGACAAGACTGGAGTCCCTGTTCTTTTGAACACAAGTTTTAATGGTCCCCACGAGCCAATAGTTGAGTCTCCTACAGACGCGATTAACTCTATGTTCAGATGCAAATTGGACTTTCTTGTTATAGGAAATATTCTTATCAAGAGGTAATTTAGATGAGTACAATATTTGGTTTTTATGGTGGTTCACACAGTCCTTCGGCTTCTTTTATTAAAGATGGCGAAATAATTTGTTGTATAGAAGAAGAAAGACTTACAAGAAAAAAAGCTGGTGATAATTTCGATTGTGTGGCACAATTAAGTTCAGCGGAGGTAGAAAAAATTTCAGGTATAAAAATCAAAGAAGCCGATTACAGGGTTTTCGTTGAGCCAGTCACCGAAGCTTTTGCTAACAGACTTACGGATTTTAATTATGATAGAGTAAGTCATCACGACGCACATTGTTATGGTGCTTATTTTACTAGTGGTATGGAAGGTAAAGCTCTTAGTATATCATACGACGGTGGTGGAGACAAATCAGTAATGAAAGTTTACTTATGTGAAGATGGAAAAATGACTCTAGCATATTCCTATGATATGTGCAGCACAGGTAGTTTATCACATCTTTGGGCGTTTTCAGTTAGTACAATCAAAGGATATGACCACGAAGGTGAGAGTGTTTGGAAAATGTGTAAGGATGAAGGTAAACTAATGGGAATGGCTCCTGATGGGGAGTATGACGAAAATATATATAGAATACTAAAGTCTTTAATTGATTACAAAGACTTACGATTTTTTCCGATAGATACTGGTAACAAAACAAGATTTATAGTTGAAACAATGCACAGATTAGGTTGGTTTCAAGACAATAAATCAATCGAAAGGTTTTCATATAATTTACAAAAAATCACTGAGGATTTAATGTTAAATTTCTTCAATGACTTACACAATAGGTTTCCTGATTATACCAAACTATGTCTTTCAGGTGGTTTGTTTGCAAATGTTAAATTGAATCAAAAAATTAATAATCTTCCATGGGTTGAGGAAATTTATATATTTCCCGCTATGGGTGATGAGGGTTTGAGCTTGGGTGCGTGTATAATAAAAGCACACCAATTAGGTGAAATCACTAAACCATTTAAATTAAAAAATGTTTTTTTTGGTAAAAAATATTCAAACAAACAAATTATTGAATCTTCAGAAAAATACCATGTTCAATACGAAAAATACAACCCATCTGAAATTGCAAAATTATTACACAATGGTGAAATTATCGGTTGGTTCCAACATGGTTTCGAATATGGTCCAAGGGCTTTAGGTGCAAGAAGTATTTTGGTTAGACCCACTGATTATGAAACACACAGAAAACTTAATTCTCGTCTCAAAAGACATGATTCAATGCCTTTCGCACCGATTGTTATGGAGGAGTTTTTTGACGATATTTTCGTAGAAAAAAAATCTAAATATACGTCTGAATTTATGACTTTGTGTTTTCAAACTAAAGACGAATGGATTGAAAAAATTCCAGCAGTAATTCAAAAATCGGATAAGACTGCAAGGCCACAGCTTGTAAAGAAAGAAAATAACTCTTTATTTTGGGAAATACTGAATGAGTACCATAAAATTTCAGGTATACCTGTTTTGTTGAATACGTCATTCAATACCCACAATGAACCAATAATTGATAATCCTGACCACGCATTTCCAAAACTTATGGACGGAACATTAGATAAACTTATAATCGGAGAATATGTTTTTTCAAGTAGGAAGTGAGAAAATTTTAATTGATTTCAACAATGGAATTACAGTTAGAGTTGGTGGACCTGATTTAACTTATTTCGTTGAATGTGTTGAGTATCGAAATAACGACCATCAACCAGTCATGTTAGAAAGCTTTCATGTAACAAGTAATTGTGATTGGCCTTATAAAGAATTCAGAATACCCATAGAATTTTACATGGATTTCGAGTTGAGGATTTATAAGTTTGACCCAATTTATGGATTGAAATTGATTTTTAATCATAGGTATAATGATTATGACCAAGTTGTGAGGTTCATAATTGAAACGGAAAACCGTGATGATGCCGAGTTATGGTTGAAAAAAATCAAAGAATACAAAAGGAAAAATTACTGTAAAATTCAAATATTCTCAAAATTTGAAGATGTCGATTCTGAGTCAGACACAAGATATCAAACAAGAGATATATCACCGTACAAAACTTATAGGATAGGTAGATTCCCTAAAAATAGTTCTGATTGGAAAACAATTGACCCAAGGAAAGAGGGGATGATTTGGTTCGGATATTGGAAAACAATATGGTCTTACCAACACCCGAGACTTTGGAAAAATCTCTCATCAGAAGAAATCGCCAACGATATTTTGGGTTTGTAACTTTTTTTTCATAGTTTTGTTACAAACAATATAAACTATGGATATCGGAAAAGAATTTTCATCTTACTACACAAAACATTTAGGAAAAGGTTCATTAGACCTTCATTATTTTGGTCAGCAAATCCAATCATCGATGACCCCTTACATTTTAGAAGAAAGAGAAATGAGAGCAACGCAAATTGATATCTTTTCTCGTTTAATGAGGGACAGGATTATATGGGTTGCAGGTGGAGTCGACGATAGAATGTCCACTATCGTTCAAGCACAACTTATGTTTTTGGACAACACAGAAAAAACAGACATTACGATGCATATTGATTCACCAGGGGGTTCTGTAAAGTCAGGACTTTCAATGGTAGATGTTATGAATTATGTATCATGTGATATCATAACAGTAAACACAGGAATGGCTGCTTCTATGGGTTCAATTCTATTAGGAGCAGGTACCAAAGGTAAAAGAAGCTCATTGAGATTTTCGAGGACAATGTTACATCAATCATCAGGTGGATTTGGTGGCAACATTCAAGACGCTGAAATCAGTATGAAAGAGTGGCATAAGTTGAATGATATTTTATTCAATCTTTTAGGAGAATACTGTGGGAAAGACCCTGAACAAGTTAAACAGGATGCTACTAGGGATTTGTGGTTAGATTCAGAACAAGCTTTGGAATATGGTATTATTGATACCATTGTTAAAACAAAAAAGAAGGGTTAAACCCTTCTTTTTTTTAGACCTTAGAACACCCCCTTTTGCTCTTTAGATTTATGTAGGTTTATGTTGCTCCTACCAGCTCTTTACCTTTATCTAAAATATCACTTCCTTTACCTTTAATCTTATCTAAGACATTCTCGGCATTGCCCGAGTACTTATCAAACAAACTACAAACACCATCGGATAATTTTTCCTCTAGATTAGAAACGAACGAAGTTTCTTTGATTGCACCGCCCAATACGTTTCTTAATATTGAATGTCCCTTACCATCAAGACCTTGAGATGTCTGTAACATTATTGCTAATGCCTCAGCTAATGATTCTGCAATTAATTTAGTTAATTCTCTACAATCTTTAGTTGCCTTCGCTAATCTTGCTGGGTCTGAAACTATGAAAGATGTTACAAAATCTTTGAAGTAACCACCTAATCCGAACCATCCCAATATTGAACCAACCAACGGTTCAACAAATGCTTGAGTAATTCCACTTGGAGCTTGCCCAAATAATTTTCCTAAAATCTCTCCGAATTGTTCATTAACTAATCCTTGTTCATTCAAACTTCTAACTTCACTAAGAAACTCGAAAATAACCCTAAGTCTTTTTTCTTCATCTAAAGACATAAAATTGTTTTTAGAGCCCAAAACAAGAGAAAGTCTATTTTCAACTATTCTATTCTCAATAAGTTGTGATTCTTTTCTCTTTTTTTCCTCTAAAAGTTTTTTTCTTATTTCTTTCTTAATCATAATTTTAGAGTCTGAAAATTGAGTCTACACCTGAGCTTGATGGTGACTCTGCAGTATTACCTTTAAGAGTTTCAACCATATCTTTAATTTTTCCACCAAATAATCCCCACTTTCCTTCCCATCTATTCACACAGAATCTAACTTCATTTTTTCTGATTCTCAAACCACCTATATCAGTTATATAATCTTCTCCTCTGTTGTTCATATACTCTTGATAGAAAGCTTCAATTCTTTGTTTACAAACATCTTTAGTAACGTCGGTTTGTTGTTGTTGAATTGCGAGGTCAACTCGGTTTCTATTTGCTGCCTTATCGTAATAAACTACTTGGTCTGGTGGGAACATTCCTGGCTCTACTCCTTGGATTCCCAATTCATACAATTTGTATGGTCTTAAAGTTCTTTTTTGTTCAATTGTAGGTTCAATCTCATATCCCGCAGCCTTAATTGACGCTAAAGCAGCCTTTCTCAATGCATCATTTGGGTCATCTGTTGTACTCAAACCACCAGCTTTGTTATCTTTTCTTCTATACAAAACTACATCACCGAACTGCTTTCTATCCCACGAAGGGTTATTATCAATTCCTGTTACATTTTCCTTAGCTGCTTGTAATTCTTGTAATGTCTTGTAATTTTGTCCTCTCCAATATTGGATTTCATATTGGTTATTTTTCTCTTGAGTAGTTGGGACACCATAATTTTCCATCGCTGGACATGGTTGATTTTTGAACAAGTTGGAGTATTGACCGTTTTTTGGGTCAAAAAAGTAATATTCATTATTCGTCGTGTAATGAACGAATTTTCCTGGTTGTCTAACACTAGGTTTTCTAAAAATGTAAGAACCTTGAGGTGTTGGTAGAAACTTAGTAGTGTTATTCAATGCTGGTGGAGGATTTCCAAAACAACCCGCATTATAACCAGCTTGTAATTTCTTGTAATCGTCTTGAGGTCCTTCGTTAAGGAGAGAACGATGTTTTTTAAGTATGTTAATTCTTTCTTGTTCGGTTACTAGAAAATTTTTCATAAAAATATTTTAATGTGTGTTTGGGTCAAAATCTAAGAATGGGTCGTTTTGCACATTCTGAGTGTTAGAACCACATATTTTATCAACTTCACTATCTCTGAAAATCCCGTTTAAATCAGGGAATTTTTCTTTTAATTTTTGCTCGGTTTTACTTCCGAATTTTCCGTCTTGACTTAATCCTCCTAAACATCCTTGTACCTTTTTGATAACGTCAGACTTACATCCTTTTCTGTAAACACCAACACAATCCATGTAAGATGGTCTTGGTGTTCCTCCACCACCCGTACTAGTAGGGTTTGGTGTAGGTTGCGGGTCTAAATCAACTTCACTACCATCCAAACTTATGTTTCCTAAATCAGCTTGTTCTCTCAACTTTTTTTTTTGAACTGACTCAGATACAGTATTTGCTATAGTTACTTTATCACCTTGGCAGACAACTGCTTTTCCTGTTGCTCTTCCTAAACCTGAACCTGTTGGTACATAAATTCTTCCTTTGTTGTCCATATTGTAAACCTTAACTACGCCTCTTGTTTTAAACTGAACCTGAACATAGTTCGTTTGATACTTAGGGTCTAAAAGAGGTTCCCAACCATCAACAAATGAGTTTGTAATTCTCATACATTCGAAGTTGTCTAACCACCAGTTTGAACCTAAAGCCTCAGCATCTTGAACTTTCAAGTCACCTTTAAGAGTTCTTGCTAAAACAACACCCAATGAACCAGCAAAATCCGCTTGTTCTTCATCATCTAATTCTGATATTACTCTATCTTCAAATTTGTCTCCACCATACATTTGTCTTATTGCACAAACATCACCAAATGAACCGTCTTTTTCTAATTTACTGGTCATTGCTCTCCATCCTGTTTCTTCAGAATCGTCTGTACCACCAAAAATCCAAAGAGTTTGATAGTTCACCGCCTTAGCAAAAACCTTAGCTAATGCAGCTTGGTCAGTTGGATTCATACTAGATTTTGTAATATATTTTTTTGCTCTTGCGTCAGTGCTATCACACGCTTTCAAAAATTCTTGAATTTTTTTCTCCTCTGTAGCATCCCCACTTAACCACGCATTCATACCTAAAATTCCCAAGATAGCCCCGAGACCACCACCAATTACGGCACCCAAAGGACCTCCTGCCGAACCGATAGCAGCACCTGCCTTAAATCCACCAAATGCTCCACCAGCGGTTGCACCAACAGTTCCTGCACCAGCAAGACCTCTTTCCCATCCTGTGGAATCTTCTTTTAATAGTTTTTCATTTTCACTAAGAGTTTTTGAAGAATCATACTCCATCATTAGTTTCATTCTCTGTAGAGCCTCTTCTGGGCTGTATTTAGGATGTACCATATAAATCTGTTTTTTGTTATAAATATATTGATTTTACCAAATTTGATTTGCGACGCCTCTATTCATACCTGTTTCCCATTTTTCGCCACCTTTACTTAACATGTTGGCTTTCCCTCTTTTAGGTCCACCGTGAATATCGGCCCATTTTGGTGGTACTTTACCACCCCCTGTAGAACCTCCTGAAGGTGCAGCTGCCGCTTCTTGTTCTCCAATTTCACTTGATGTTTTCTTATCCGAGTACTTTTCGAATAGTGTTATTAAAATATCTACGTCTAAAATCATATAAATAAATATTTTTTGGTTTGGTAAAATTTCATACCTTTGGGATTATGAAAAAATATATTATTTTCTTACTCCCATTTCTCATATCATGTGAAAAATATGTTACTGAAGTCAGTGACCTGACTTTGAGTGGAAAGTATGTTGTTTCCAAAGTTACTCTGATTCAAACATCACAGGCAACCACAAAAGATACAACCTTCCTTTCAGGTTCTACTTTTATGACTCCATACCTTCCTGACCCATTTGATTCAATCAAAGTAGATAATTTCTATCTGCATTTTGATTACTCAACCATAAGAATGATTTGGTTCAATAGACAACAAAATGGTCAAAGGGATAGATGGGAGTATGGTGAGTCACCAAACGAAATTATGTTTTGGAGGGTTCCATATAGTTTTGATGCATATACTACAGGAAAAATTCAATTTGACTACAAACCAAAAGATAGAAATTCTTACGCAAGAATTACGTTCCAAGTTGATAGTGACTTGTTAGAAACTGCACTTGGTAAAGAGTTAGGGTGAATTGTATAATATTCATTTAAGAATGTTATCAATTCATCCTCATCCAATTCAACTTTGTCTTCGTCAACGAATGAATCATCTTCATCCTCGTCAAAAAAATCGAAAGATTCTGTGACTAAATCAAACCCGTATTCTTCAACTATTGAATAATCTATTTGGTCTACTCTAATAACCTCATCGTTGTCCTCAATTGTCCTAAAAGAAACCTCCATGATGTTGCTATCACTGTTCATGAAGTAGGACACAATTTCTTTAATTTCCATAAGCAATTTTATATAACAAATATTATAAAGTAAGGTAAAAGTCATTTCAAAATTTTTCTTTTACCATTTTTTTTCTGTGTATTTATGGTTACTTTTTACTAAAGACAAATTTTATGAGATTTAATTCACTTACAATTGACGATTTCTACGCAAACCCAATGGATGTTAGAGAATTCGCACTCAAACAAGAATTTAAAGTTAGAGGAAATTATCCAGGTCAAAGAACAAGGTCATTTTTAAATGACGGACTTAAAAAGAAATTAAGAGATATTCTTTATCCATTTGCTGGAGAAATTACCTATTGGGGTAGTGACGACCCTGAAAACAATTATACTGGTTCTTTTCAATATACGGTAGCAGAAGACAGGTCATGGATTCACGCTGACTCCACAACTGATTGGGCCGCGGTTTGTTACCTAACACCCGACGCTCCTCTTAGTTCGGGAACGGGTATTTTTCGACATAAAGCAACAGGGTGGATGCACTACGATTATAAAAGAGAAAATGAACCAGGCTACAAAGAGTCTGCACCTCCTGGTATTGATTGTAGAGATTATACAAAATGGGAATTAGTCGATAGAGTTGGAAATGTTTTTAATCGTCTTATCATGTATAGAGCAGACAACTATCACGTATCCTTGGATTATTTCGGAAGGGATATGTACGATGGAAGATTATTTCAGGTATTTTTCTTCAATACTGAACGTTAATCAAATTTGAAATCTTTAAGTAAATTCGGATTAAGGTCTGCAACTACGCTTATAATTCCTTCTGCACAATAACATTTATTTGGATGAAATGTTGAGGTGACTAATCTCATGTAATTGAATCCCAATACCAAAGTAAAAAAATGGTCTCTTTGATAGAGCTTATTCGCTGTAATATGTGGGTCTAATGATAACAAGAAGTCGTAAGATTTAGAAGATTCACTTTCAAAAACAGGAATAGACATTTGGTCTACAATGTATCTAAAAGGATGAAATCCTATTTCATCCGTTGGTCCCATAAGTGACTGAATTTGTTGTGCTGGTAATGGTTTAGATGCAGTAAAATGCCACAACCAATATTCATTGGCTAGACCAACTCTCCTATAATCTTGAACTGATATGTATTCGTGTCGTATCATCTCAAATTAGCACCACACAACCAAGTAACTAATGACCTTCTTAATCCTGATGATAGTGGCGTAACTCTGTGTAAAAGAAACGAAGGGAAAAAACAAATTAAGCCTTTTTCTTTGGGGACATTGATGATGCTTCCACCTGTATTCATTTGTAGTTCACCTCCCTCGTACTCATCTGCATTTGAAAGTTGTAAGACTATGGATAGTTTTCTATTTGAGATACCTACACCTAAATCAGCGTGCCAATCATAATGACCTCCGTTACCGTAATATGATGTATATTGTAAATCATCTTGGAAATCCCAAATATCAAAATTCCACATTTCATTATTTGCCTTTATTGCCAAATCAGCAATTCTATCGTAAAGCCAACTTGTTTTTTGGTTATTAGACAACCAAGCAATATCACTTACTCTGTATTCAGACACACTTTGACCGATATCTTCACCTACAGTAGTAGCTTTAATTTTTGGTTGAGATTCCCCAACTTCAATAATATTTTCAATTTCTTGGTCTGTAAAAACATTAGTGAAATAATAGTAATTGAAATGATTGACGTTATTTCTTTGATTCGAAACAAATTTGTTGTTAGATGCCATGTTGTAATTTTATTACTTTAAGTTTAACCCGCTTTTCATATATTTTCAATAGTATGATTGGAAAAAAATTGATTTTTGACGTGGTCTTGATTGGAGATGATGTTGACGTTTTTGAGATAAGGTTCAAAAAGTTATATGAAATCGTTGATTATTTTTTAATTTTCGGTGACCAAGAAAGTTTAGAAAAATTGAAAGAATTTTATGGTGTGATTGACCACAAAATCAAAACCTTTACACTACACAAAAACTATATCGATTCGCTCGAAAACAATAAATTTATTTCAATTTCAATACAATCCACGTTAGAAAAACTTTATAAAACCTTTGAAGACTATGTTTTTATATCTTACGATAATGAAATTCCAGACATTGAATCACTAACTGAGGAACAATTAAATTCCAAAGAAGTTACCGTCTTATTGAATGATGTCTACGAATACGATTCGGAAAGAAAAAGAAAATATCCTGAAGTTGGGCCTGTCTTAGTAAATTTTAGTCATATCCTGAAAAATAAAAAAAATTTTTTTTCTGGTGTTATGCAAATCAAAAAGAGTAAAAGAAACCAAGACACCCATATACGAAACGGTTTTAAAATTTTAAACTATAAAAAAACAAATGATATTCAATCAAAATTCTATGAGTGTCCTGTATCAAAAAATTTAGTTGAATACCATTATAAAAGAGAAAAAAGAAAATTTGTTTTTTTCATTGATACTCCAATGAAAGATTGTGCGTCGGATTACCGTTTTGAAATAAAATCTACAAATAAGTTTCCTGAAGAAACAAAAATTGATTTGAATAAATCTGAAAATTTTTTAAAAATATTTGTACCTGAATATAATTTGTATGGTTCTGATACACAATCTTTTAACAATGTTTATAAAATAAACGAAATTAAAAGGATTATCTCGATTTTCGACTGCAAAGACGAGGATGATATAGAAATATTTATTGATGAACAAGTGAAAAAATTAAAGTATCATGAAATAAAAAACCCCTCTTTATGAGGGGTTTTTGTTATTAAAGAACTTTCATTCTAATCATCATTTCTGTTATCTTATTTTTTTGTTTTTCGAAAGACTCTTTCAAATCTTCATCAATTTCGTCCCAATTACCTGTATGGGCTTTAATTTCTTCCCACGTAGAATCCTCAGGGTTGAATTTTTCTAAATCCAAGTCTAATTCATTTGGTGCCAAATCTTTTTGCCAATAAACATCGTCTTCAGCGGTATCATCGTTAGATGAACCTCCCCAACTTGATGTTTGGTAAGGTCCAGCACTTCCTGGTCCTTTTGAATCAAAATCAAATGCTGGTTCCATATCACCATAAATTCCTTGTACTCCTGAAATATCGGTCTCTTCTAACTCATCAGACCAAGCTGACTCCATTGTCTCGTACGCAGTTTCATCGTCACAATCTAAACAATCTTGTTCTTCCATTTCTCCTTCAGGGTAGACATCCATGGGTCCATTACTAACAAAATCGTAGGCTGGTTCAACATTACTGATGTCCATATCAGGAGCGTTTCCACCGCCAGTATACCCTTGTTCATACATTTCACTTGAATCAATTTCCAAGTCATCTGTTCCCACAACTTCGTCATCTTCGTTGTCTGGGTCTTCAAAATTGTCGACATAATCATCTTCTACTTGTTCTCTTTTTATTCCTTTCATGTGATGCATTTTTTCAAATGTACCGTATTTGTTACCTCCTCCTTGAACATAATCAAATTCTGCGTCACCCAAATCTTCAACATTATAGATATCATCTAAATGTCCTGTTTCATCCAATTCTTCCATTTTGTAACCACACTCGGAACACTCACCTTCGTTCATTGCTCCACCACATTCAGAACACATAAGTTCTTTTGCCTCTTCCATTGCACCAACCTCACCTTTCCACCCACACTCCATACATTCACCTTCACTCATTTGCATCGCTCCGCATTCGTCACAAACCTCTTTCTGAACTTGTTCGTTTATTCCCATGTTGGTATAAGGTTTTACAACACCTTTGTTGTTTACTACTGCACCAACTTTGTCTTTTGCAAAGTCTTGTACATATAATGGTTGTTCGTTAGATACCGAGGATTGCATCGTTCTGTATCCATCGTATAGTGTTCTGTGTTTTGCCAAGATATCATTCTTCTCATCTTGACTCATTCTACTTGCAGCAAAGTATGCGTTCATAAAAGAATTGTTTCTTATAAATACCAAATAATTTCCATTTTTCTATTTTACATTGTCTTGGACAATGTTTAATATTCTGTAGACAGGTTCAGTTTAATTCTATTGATAAAGTATCTTGGTAATTTACTTATCGCCCAATAAAACTGACCTGTTTTTTTTATGCCATTTTTTTGTATATTTGTATTCTAAACAAATTAAATCATGCAAACACTTATTTTCAACACAACTACAAAATCAATCAAAGTTTACGAGAACTACACCTCTGAAAATCAAAAAATTTTAATGGAAATGTCTAGCATTCCGACCGTGAAGGTTTGTGAAGGATTTTATGAGGTAATCCAAAGTGATGAATTTGAAAAAAAATATCCTGTCCTTCGTCTACCAATTTCAAACACAAACATGGTAATAACAAAATAATATGGACATCAGACTCACTGAAATATTTGAAAACACAATACCTCATAGTTCTTTCTTAAGTGAAAGTGCTATCAAGAGTTGCATGTATCAATCCTACAAGTTGGGTGTAGATGACGTTTTGGAATGGTTGAAAAAAAACGACCATCTGTCCGATAACATAAATTATCTAATTGAAGAATTTCAAAATCAGAAAAATTAAAAATGAGTATCACTAGCGAAGAGATAATTGATGAAATTTTACATGAAGCCAGTAAGTATGATTTGAGAAAAGAAGTCATAGATACAGCTAAACAAATTTTAGAGGAGTCTCCAAACTTAGACCGAGTTTCCGCTTACGAACTAGCTTTTCAAGAATGGGTAAAATGAAAGAATTAGATTTACACGGTATATTTCATAGAGATGTAAGAGACAAGGTAGAAAATTTTGTTCTCTTACACTCTACTGAATTACCTGTTAGAATTATCACAGGAGACTCACTTAGAATGAGAAATTTAACTGTAAACATTCTTAATAAACATAAATTTACCTACGACATACCAGCTCACAACCCTGGTGAAATAATAGTTTTATCATGAATACTATAGACAAAAAATATCAAGACCTACTACTCCACATCCTTCGTGATGGGGTAGAAAAAAAAGATAGAACAGGTACGGGAACCAAATCAATCTTTGGTTATCAAATTCGTCATAACATGAGAGAGGGGTTTCCCTTACTCACAACAAAAAAAATGGCATGGAAAACTATGGTAACTGAATTACTTTGGTTTTTACGTGGTGATACTAACATCAAGTATTTGGTTGATAATGGTTGTAACATTTGGAATGGTGATGCTTATAAAAATTATTTGAACATTACTAAACGTGAGTTTGAACTAAATTCAGCGATGTCGGGTCATCCTCATTTCAACCTCAAATCTGTAGATGAGTTCATAGATAAAATCAAAACTGATAAGAAATTTGCCAAAGAATATGGTGAATTAGGTCCTATATACGGTAAACAATGGAGACAATGGCAAGGTTGGATGACCACTTCTAAAGGTGAAATGGGCTCATTGTGGTTCGACCAAATTCAAAGATTAGTTCACATGTTAAGAACAGAACCTGATTCAAGAAGGCTTATGGTTAATGCTTGGAATGTTGGTGAATTAGATGAAATGGTATTACCTCCATGCCATTACGGGTTTCAAATATATACAAGAGAACTTACATACAGGGAAAGATATAGTTTGTGGTTTTCCAAAAATTACGAAACGGGGATGGAATACGATGAAACAATAATTCCTGATTTTGATAATGAGTACTACTGCAAGACACCTACAAGAGCAATATCTTTAATGTGGAATCAGAGGTCTGTTGATACGTTTTTAGGTTTGCCTTTCAATATTGCATCCTATGGATTACTACTTACTTTGCTCGGCAAATTAACCAATATGGTTCCCGACGAGTTAATTGGTAATTTGGGGGACACTCATTTGTATCTTAATCATATTGACCAAGCAAGGGAACAAATCGAAAGAAAATCTTTCGAACTTCCGAACGTAAAATTAAATTTCGATTTTAAGTTCAGAGATGGTTATATTGTTGATTGGGAAAAAATCGGTGTTGATGATATCCAGTTAATGAACTACACCTCCCACCCTTCTATCAAGGCACCTTTGAGTAATTAATTTCTTCCACCTAACGAGGATAAAGCAATATATAGACCCAATATTCTTTGAGCAAAATGTTGTGCGTATCTGTTGACTTGGTCCATGTTATCAAGGTCTTTGTTATTTTTTTCCATATATTTTATAACACCTTGGATAATTTTGTTTTTTGACTCGTCAGCATCTTCTAAAACCGCTTGGAATTCCTCTTCATCTTCTCTACCTTCACCGTAATAACGGTCTATGTGTTCGCTTCCCGAATAAAGTAACGGATATGCCGCATACATGTTGATTATACCACTGTCTCTCACTTTATATAGAAATTGTTCTAACCATCTCCAATCGAAATTTTCAAAAACATCCGCATTTTGAGTCATATAATCCCAAGCACTATCACGTTGTTCTTGGATATTTTCTTCAGACTTTATTTTTTTCCAAGCATCTGTTGATGTAATCATACTCAACGTACTTCCATTTTCCCATTTCACTGAAATAATCTTTTCGTCAGGAGACTCAAAAGGGTCTCTCGTTATATTAGTAACAACACCAATAGTTCCTGGCGGAACCGCAGTTTCTTTTTCCATGTGTAGTAACATTACTACATCTCCAACTTTTAAATCAGGATTAAGCGGACCTTTCATACTAATAAATATAACTGGAGTATTTATAATCGTATGGAATTTATCATAAGTCAATCACAGTTTCAATTAATATTGAATGAACAAAGAAATGATGATAATCTTTCTAGTTCATTGAAAAAAATGAAGTCGTTTACCAATAACATGGTTGGTAGAGTTTTGAAAACGTACGACATCAACCTTAAGATGTTTTTAACTTGGGGTACCTCAATTGCAGGATTGGTGATGCCTTTGAACGAATTTTTGAAATCAGGTGATTTTCAATTGAATGAAAGTGAAAGATATCTTGTGTTGTCGGGTATCGCCTTTTTAATATTTTTTGAAGGTAAGAGAGGGTTTATTAAAGTCATGAACACAATCAAAGAAAATGGTTTGGAAGAAGCATTTGATGTTGCTTTATTGAAAGCCTACCAACTCAAAGACTCTTTCACAAAATTTTTAAATTCAACCAAAGTTATAACAAGTCAGGTTTTGGAAATTGTTTCATACGCATTTTTGATTCCAATAATTGGAGATATTCAAGATATTGCATATGGGGCAACGAATATCACAGAGTCCGCGGTCTTGATAGCTGAGAGACTAATAGCATCAGGTGCTGTTTTATTATCCAAAGAGATTTTAATTTCTTTGTTCAAAAAACTAATTAAGAGGCTGTTATAAAAAAATCGGGTTGAATCTTGCCGTATCTTTCTTCTTGTTTAACTCTAATCCCATTTAGTCTATTCACTCTGATAAAAACTTGAGCATATACGTCCTCAACTTTATCAATTTTTGTTTCAGGTGAAATTACTTCATATATATAGTCTTCCATTTTAGGAAGAAACCAATCTCTATCAACTAAAAGACTCCAAAGAGTTCCAGCCACATCATTTAGTTTTTCAGGATTTGGTATTACGGGTGTTTTATCTAATTCGAAGTCGGAAAGTTCCATTTTCATATAAAAATTTACGTTTTCATGAATTCCATCATAAGGAACTTTATCCCAACTTAATCTACAACTCATATCCAAAGTCTTTTCACCCTCGAAAACTGTTATGCCAATCCTTCCGAATTCATCGTTACATTTTTTGATAATTTCACTTAGTGATTCTTTATTAATAAATGTAAAAGTATTGTTGAATAGCTCTTTATCGTTAACATCCATAACGATAGTATACGAATACGTTTTTCCGATAAATTTGTAGGCTTCGTAAATTTGGTCTTGAATTAAACTATCCAACACTTGAGCTATGTAAGATTGATTTTCTTTAGGAAGAATAACGTTTACGTTGAATCTGAAAGCATCGGCGAACCCTTCTTCAATCTCAATATCAAAGTATTGAAATATAATTCCCTCAAATTCAATTGGGTCCTTGAAATACTTTTGTAGAAATTTTAATATCCCTTGTAATTCATTCATTTTTCACTGAGTATTTTTTGAATTACTCTTTCGGCTTGGTCTTTATTCATTCTGTGTTTATGTATGTTTTCGTCGAACCATCTTCTAACCAATGTTTCATAATCAACCCTTTCACCTTTTGACCTCCTTTTGAAACCAGCTCTTTGAGCCTCCAATTCATGGTGTTGTGTGTAATATTTTTCAGGACTTTTAGGTTCTCGACTCGGAAACTTATAACCTTTTTGATGTTGTTTTATGTGTTCCAATTCGTGTCTAATTACTTCATTTAACTCACCAACCAAGGGTTGTAATATTTCTTGACCATAACTTGGGTTAGTTATAATTTCCACATAAATTACATCATCATCATTGTAGTATTCTGCATCTACATCGAATCCATCAACTGATTCGTCAGAGGAAATCTCTAAAAAAATTGAAAAAGAATTGCCCAATTGGGGAAATTCATATTCCATTTGGTCTTCGTATAAATCTTCAGGAAGACCGTACTCACCGTCTTTTTCCTTTTTAACAATCGTTATAATATCTCTAACGATTGTTCTTACAACATTATCCAATTTATCCTCTAATATTAGTTTCTTCATTATTAATAAATACCTCTGAATGGGATTGATAAACCAACTCCGTATCTAAATCCTTCCATGTAATTTACACCAAAAGTAAAATCTAAACCTTTTTCAGTTTTTGTTAGAATTCTAAGTGGGTAAATTTTAACCCAAATGTCTGGTTTAACGGAGATACTATCTCTGAAAGATTCAACGAAACCACCCGCCATCAAAGATATTCTATGATTAGTTATGGATAATCCCATTCTGTTAAATCTACTCATTGGTGTGGTGTAAATGTAGGGAGTAGGAAAAGATGTGAGTAGATATCCACCGAGGTAAAATCCTACCCCGTTTATATCACTATTGTAAGTAACGAGCGGTTGAATGCGTCAGTCTTGAAAACTGAATTACGGGAAACTGTAACTGGGGTTCGAATCCCTGAGCCTCCGCAAAAGGTGGATAACTAATCCACCTTTTTTTATTTGACTAAAAATTCAATTTAAACTATGTTTTAAAAAAAAAAGTTATGTCTCGAATTGATGAAATGAAAAAACAATATCCTGAATTGAATGTGTCTATATTAGACATAATTGTAAATTTGGACACATCGAAAACTTACAAATATACCCCACTTTTATGTAAACTAATCGCAAAAAGATTGAATTTGAAAAATAACTCTGTCGGGGAAGTTTACAGTGATGTAAAACTAAGATATGAATCTAGTCTTATAAACAGAGGTATTTCTATTATAAATCTGACTGATAACGAGTTGTACGTTTACAATATGATTATGGAATATTTCCCTAGCGAAATTTTTTCTACAATCAAAGAGTTCATGTATTTTATGGATAGGAATCAAATTGAAAATAATGATGTTACTTCTTATTCAACCATCGATGAAATTAGAGGTGCGATTACTTTAGCATCGATGAAAGAACTTACCAAAGAACTTGAGGGTCAGGTTATTAAAGAATACGAGGACGATGTGTGGGTGGCAGTTAGACCTTTAACATTCCAAGCTTCAGTGAAATATGGAGCAGGTACAAGATGGTGTACCACGTATCAGGCTGAAAAAAATTATTTCGAAAGATATTGGAGAGGTGGGATTCTTTGTTATTTCATCAACAAAAAAACAGGATATAAATTTGCTGGTTACAGAAGTTTACCCGATAGAGAAATGAGTTTTTGGAATGCAGCGGATAATCGTGTAGATTATTTGGATTTGGAAATTGATGACTATATGTTCCAAAACATAAGAAAAATATTTTCATCTGAATTCACAAACAAAAACCTTTCTTCAGATGAAATTCAGGATTTGGTACATAAAGAATGTATAGACGCATATGAGAAAAAAGAGATATTAGTTGCAGAACTTCCACAATTAGCAGAATTAGCGGGTGGCGATGTTTTAGAACCAATGGAAGAACCCAATCAAACTTTAAGAGATGCCGCACAAAGATATAGGACCATGACTGCCGTACCTATATTCGAGCAACCTGAAATCCCTGTAATCCCTATTAGAGGATAATATTGAACCCACCTATTTGGTGGGTTTTTAATTACAATAGTTAGGTATTTATCATAATATGAGGACACTCAACGAAATATTAGACAAATACAATGTATCTGAGAAAAATGGTTCTTCAGGTAATTTGAAAGCACTGAAGAAAACTATCGAAGAACTTGAAAAGTTAGACAAAGTTCTACTTTTACCTTGTTCGAACAGATACAATTGGGATTTGGGTAAAATGGACATCCCAAAGTCTACAATTTTGGCGATGGTCATTGACGAGTACCTTGGAGACAAGTCTGTTTTGATTGATGTGCCAGAACTAAAGATTTATCCATGTGAGGGAAATGTATCAAGAGCCGAGGGTAATTCTTGTGGACTTAAAAAAGCCATGCTAAAGGACAAAACAAAAAACCCATCAGGGGAACACAGATGTTGGGCTAGTCTAAACAACAAAGACGACGAACTTTGGAAAATATCAAAGGAACTTTTGGAATCTGATGCTGTTATATTTTTCTCATCTGTGAGATGGGGTCAAGCAAACATGTTTTATCAGAAATTGATTGAAAGACTTACATGGTTAGAAAATAGACACACAACTTTGGGTGAGTCTAATATTATCAAAGACATTCAAAGTGGATTTATATGTGTAGGACAAAACTGGAAAGGTATCGATGTCGTAGATACTCAGAAAAGAGTACATACATATTATGGATTTAGACCGAATGATAACTTCTATTGGAATTGGCAGTTCACAAACAAAATTTCTGACGAGACACAGAAATCTTATAAAGAAGCCTTCCCTAAATTTGTTGAGAAATTTGATTTGAAAGATTTAATTTAAACGTCTTTCAAAATTTTCTCAATTTCCTTCCACTTTCTTGTTATTTCCTTTGGGGTTTTTCCTTCAGTTAATATTAATGTTACACCGTCGTTTTTTTTAACAGGTACTTTACCTTTGAGTTTTTCGTAAATATTTCCTTCGTCCACCATACCCAAAACACCTTTTGTTTGGTATTTTCTAAGCTTTTTTAAAAAGTCATCTTTTGTGTAGGGGAGTTTATAATTCTGATTTTTATAAAAGAATCTTCTATCTGTCTCAGGATTAATTAACTCGATTCCATCCTTTCTAATTTTATTTTTTGTGTGGGCTAACGTTTTGAATATCTTTTCATAATGGTCGTCATTTTTGATATGACCTGAGCAAGATGGGGTCGTTGGGATTTTTTTTGAATGAAGGCTAATAACAATATCTTTCAAATCTTCATCTAAAGTATTGTAGAAATTTTTGTTGTTTGGTAACTTAAAATCTCTCGGTGATTCATAAAAGAAAAACCACGGGCACTTTTCTGTTTTCAACCAGAAACCTTTGTGAAAATTTTCATGTGGTATAAAATCAGAATTTAAAATCATGTTAACTCTTCAATTTCGACAACTAATGTCCCTTTTCCTTTTATAACTCTATGCCAAACAAATTTCGGAATATAAAGTTGTCTCGCATCTTCTAATTTGCTTGGCAATGAATCTTCCATTTGAAATTCCCAACCACCTCCTTCAATTACAGTTACTTTTCTGTCCTTCAAGTCTTGATGCCATTTTAACTCCTCGGACTCAACGTCAGGAGTAAAAACTCTTCTAAGTTTGTTATCTATTATTTCTTGTTGAAATGGGTAGTTCATAGTTCCATAACTCCTTTGAGATTGGGTGATTTATTCCAATGTATTTTTACCCTAAAATTTATTGAAAAAATTTGAAAGAAATTACTTATGTCTCTTTCAATTCCACTTAAAGACATTCTCGGGGTCCAATGCGGTTCAACTTCTATAAAAACATGAATAATCGGTGGTTGATAGCTACCCTTGAGAATACTTTTTACATTCATAGAAAGGGGTTCACTACGTTCACTATTCGACGCTGGTAAAACAACTGTATCTAAGTAATCTTGGAGAAATTCTTTGATTCTATCGAATTCCATACCCTTCTTGATTTCCATTACCAAGAGTTTGAGGATGATAATCCCAACTGCTTGGCATATCTTCCGACATTACAAGACCAATATCCTGCAGTTGTTCTGTCTTTCTTTTGGTCACATCTGTGTCTTGCTCTGAAAGATTTTGCAGCCCCTTTATTTCTGTTTCTAACTTTCAATTTCGGGTCACCAAAAGTAACCTTTTTAACACCACCCCCTTTTGATTTAACATATACTGCAAACTTCTTTGGTCCACCAGGTGTTCTGAATGGTTTACCTAATTTAACATTTTTACCTCTGTGTTTTGCTTCTTCCAAAACTTCTTCATCATCCAATTCAAATGGGGCGTCTAAGTAAACAATTTCCTCTCCAATTTTAACTCTTTTACCTAAGTCAGATTCAACCATTAAAGTATCCTCTTCATTCAATTTTATTTTACCTTGTTCCCAAAGATTTCTTACTTCATTAACCAAGCCAAAATAACCCTTTGAGTACACTCTAAACACATTATCAGTCAATGATAACTCGTTATCTATATGATATTTTAAAGCCTCTGAAATCTCTACTTTATCTATAAGAATCAAAGTTTGATTTAATTGTTTTTCTAAAGCCTCTTTAATAATTTGTTTTAAATTTCTCATATATTATAAATTTGGTTTGAGTACTGTTAATACCTCAGGGTATTCTTTATCAAGAACGGCTTCATTTTTACCTTCATAAGGAATATTCTGAAGTACGTATCTAATCGCATTTAAACCTGATACTCTTTTATCCTCAGCATCAATAATAACCCATGGGTGATTAAGTGTAGATGTTTTATCGAATAATTTTTCTTTGAACTCAGTGAATCTGTCCCATAAATCCTGCATTTTGGAATCGTTTGGTGAATATTTCCAATATTTTAACGGGGATTGTTGTCTCATTTTGAATCTTCTTGCTTGTGTGTCTTTGTCTATGGAAAACCACAACTTAAAAAGATAGTCACCCTCTTTTACCAAATCACTTTCAAAATCCTCAACGTTTTCCATAAAGTCTTCGTACTCTTCGGGTGAGCCATAACCCATCACAGGTTCAATAAGACCTCTATTGTACCAACTTCTATCAAAAAGGTTAATCATTCCAGGTCTTATTTGTTTACGATATCTACCCCACCAATCTTTTCTATCTTCAGGTGTGGGTACCCCTAAGGCAATTACATTGTAATACCTCGGATTCAAATTTTCGATGAATTTTTTGATTGTTGACCCTTTACCTGCTGAATCTCTACCCTCAAAAACGATGATTACTGTTTTGTTGGTTTTTTTCAACCACTCTTGGAGTTTAAGTAGTTCTACTTGTAATTCGTAAAGTTCTTTTCTGAAAACTTTCTTTGGTACAATTGATGGTTCCTTCAACATTTTTTTTCTTATCTCCTTTTTTCAGAAGAGTCTTTCTTAGACCTCTATTCATCATGTCGAAGTCTATAATCTGATTGTTTGAATAATCAGATATGTCCATTAAGATTTTATCAATCTTATTACTGTGAAGTTTTAGAAACTGCAAAGTTTCAACAAAACTTTTAAGGTTTACGTTCATTTTTTGACCTCCGATTTCCTCTTGTTCTGTTAGGAAACCCATAACCGCACGTATTCTTCCTATTTCATTTAATATAGACATCCAAAATTCTTTATTAATAAATACTAATTTAATGTAAAAATCTGTATTTATAGATACCAAGATACTTTATAAATGAAGATATTACTATCATTCATACTGACCTTATTATGTTTTGTTTCATATAGTGAAAAACAAGACCCAAAAAGGATTTATATTCATCCAATTGAGAACAAGATTCAAATTGGTCCAATGGTTAAGAATCGAAATCTTACTTTTGGGGTAAAAAACATAATATTAGAGAGTCTACAAGAAATGGATTACACACTTGCAGATTCACTTAACAATTCCGACTACTCACTAAAAGTTGAACTTATATATTTCGACATCCTGCAAACCAATACGGGTGTTTCTGTTTTTCACAAAGACAATAGCGAAACAATCCTTAGAATGAGAGGAACACTTTATTCTCCATCTGGTAAAAAAATCAAGGAATATCTATCCACAGGGAAATCGTCCGAGATTTCCATGTCCACAATTATTATTTCTGAAGCAGGCACAATCAATCAACAATCCGTTTCGAATGTAATAAAAAAGTCCTCAGAGGCATTAATCCAAAACCTTTTCAAGTAAAATGAAAAAAACCCTTTTGGGGTTGCTTCTACTAATATGTGGTATTAGTAGTTTTGCACAAACCCCAGAAATAGGTCACTTTCAACAACTTGCAACAGTCAGAAGGGGGGATACGTTAGATGTTGCGTGGTATTACAAACCAGCACCAGGTGTAGACATCCGCGGTTTCCAAGTCGACTGGCAATTTAAGAAAACCCTATTTACCCATCTTTCAACCACGGTAGATGTTGCAGTGAACGGCAACACACCTGTTGTAGATTACAAAACTTGGAACGACTACAAATATGATTCTTACTCCAATGGGAATTATAACTACGTATCAAACACAGACTGGACAATTGGTAGAAACTATTTGATTCTATCTAACGGTGCTGCTGTTAGTTCCAATGGTTATGTTATTCACAACAAGTACAAAATTAACAACGTAGGTCCAAACTACGATTCAGATTCCATTACCGTTAACTGGGTAAGGATGATAAAACAAGATGGTACGTCAATTGGCGATAACGTTGCTAATCTGTCGTATAAAAAAATGGCAGTGAAGTTATTAGGGAACCTTACCATTTCAGGTAAAGTTTTCTTACCTAACTCAGTAACTTCTAGTGGTTTATTACCAACGATTAATTGTTACGACTTTAATACAAATCAGTTAGTTTCATCAACTGTACCAAACGCATCAACAGGTCTTTATACACTAACTAACATTGAGGAAAATACAAGATACAAAATCGAGTTAAAATTCCCTCAAGATAGTTTGGCATCTCTGAGAGACAGAGCTGTTACAATAACCGATGCGGTAAAATCGTTCAATGAGTTTACATCAACTGATGTTAACTTAGGATATGGTCGTCAGTACTTAAAACACCCATTATCATATCTAATAGGTGATATTAACCTTACAGGTACATTAGATGGTGGTGACCCTTATGGTATCTACGCATCAGTTTCAGGTTTAAAACCAATCGATTTAACTAAATTAATCAACGTATTCAAAAAAGAAGAATACGACAGTTTAGTTTTATCTAACACAACTTGGTCAACTTGGGCATCCAAATCTAACAGAGGTATAATCGTAACGGATTCTGTTGGTACTGAAAACCTAACATTAGACTTAAAGTATTTTATACTTGGGGATGTCGACAGAACACACTCATCTCCTGTATTTGATGGACAAGGTAGTGAGGTTTTAGCATACAATTTTATCGGTAACATGAACATAGAAATACCAAACCAATATGTTGTAGGTCAACCTCTCAATGTTCCATTTAGATTACAGACAAATGGTCTCCAAAATACAGGTTTACAGTTTGAGATGTCCTATGATATCAATAAAGTTAAATTCGAAGGAATACAATCCAATTTGGGTGGGCCGTGGTTACAGTATGTAAACCACGACCCCCAAAAAGGTGTTGTTCGATTCGGAGGAATGAACAATCAAAAAACGGGGGCACTGATTGGAGCGGTGACCCCGTTTAATTTAAAATTCACAGCCATTAATCCAAGCGAGGATATTTCCACATCAGTGTATGTAAGAAAACTTATGGATGCATCAAATTCCATGGGAGAACATTTCAATATTAGTTTAGCCTCAGACGTTACAGTCTTGACCTACAGAGCCATGATGGTTGTTACACCATCACCAAATGAACAAATAACAATCAAATTGTTCCCTAACCCGACTGAAGGGATTATCAACATGGAAATTGGTTTACCAAAACAAACTGTATTATATGCATCTATTTATGATATGGGCGGTAAGGAAGTTATTAATTTGGGTAAAATTCAACCACAAGATTTCGACTCGAAAATTATCAAAAGACTCGATGTTAGAGGTCTCCCTGGTGGATTATACCAATTAGTAGTTTTTGATTCCCGTAATAAAACAACTAAACAATTTATAAAAATTTAAAAAAATGTCTGAAGAACAAATTCAAGAGACAAATGACGGAACATGGTCAGGTCTCAAAAAAACAATCGTAGGTACTTTGGGTACCGTAGTAGCTGGAGGTGGTGTATGGTTAAGTACACTATTGTTTGGTGGTCACGATGAAAAGGCCGCAGAACCAGTACAAGCACAACCTCAACCGACAATCGTCATAAACAACTCTCAACAACAACAGGCAGCACCTGCAGGTGGTACAACAAAAGTCATTGAACGTGTTGTAGAAAAACCAGTAGCAAAACCAGCAGAACCTGTGAAGAAAGAGAAACCTTTCCAAGAGGAACCAAAATGGTAATTTATGCAACCAAACACAGGATTTAAAGAGTTATTAAACTCCATGATGAAAAGAAGGTGGTGGATTACCTTCTTAGTTTTGGGTGGATTTGTTGTTATAATGGGTGCCATTTTTATGGCCATCTTTGAACAAAGCGCAATTAGTGGTGAATGGAAAGAATTATTACTCCTTTTACTAGGAGCGTTTATTGGGTCTTATGGTAAAATTATCGACTATTGGTTCAGCGACACCGACAAAGACAAAATGTTGGTTCAGAAAATGGACGAAGAAGATGGTGTATCGTTTTCTAATACCCAAGATGGTAGTGTTCAATCACCTCAGCAACAATCAATTACCCCCCAAGTCACCCCCCAAGTCATCCCCCAAGTCGGTGTAGAAATCGATGAAGATGGTGATGGTGTAATGGATGGGATAGATGAAGATGGTGATGGTATAATCGACATGTATTTTGAACATCGTCAATGTGAACATGTATGGGGTGATAAAGATGGTGATGGTGAAGAAGAATGTCTTAAATGTGGTTTAATAAAACAAGACTAATATGAACAAATTATCTACAACACAAAAAGGAATCATCATTACAATTTTATGGTTCACTTTGTTGTTTCTATTTGCGGTAAGGGTAACTGCTCAAACTGTTGGTACAACAAAAACAGAATCTTACAAAGCAAGTTTTGAAACCAAAATAAACATTGATTCTCTTATGGATTACGATGGACCTCAAATCCCAATTCAAATTTTAACAATTGGTATAAGTGATGAGGTTTACGAACAATATCCTGAACTTAAAGAGAAAAAAGTTGGTCTTGGTGTTGCTAACATTGTGTTAGAATATCTTTCTGAGCTCAATAGATTCACGTTTACTGAGGACAAAACCGAGATTAAAAACAGAATGGTTAAACAATTCCAAGCATCTCAAGCAGGAATATCACAAGACAAACTTGATGGTAGAGGTAAGATTAGACTTGCTCACTATTTTGTTACAATTGAGGTGTATGATTTTTCAGTATCAGAGGATGAGACTGTTAATCTCAAAGATGGTGTTAAAAACACAGTTAATACAAGACTTGGACTTCAAGTAAGGTTCACAGATGCTGAGACAGGTGAAATTGTGGCAGCATCAGGTTTAGGTGAAGCGAAAACAGTAAGAGAATTAACATTACTTAATGATGATAATTTAAGTGATGTTAAATTCAATCAATCAACTATCGGTATAACTACAAAGAAAGCACTTGATATTGCTTGTGGTAGAATACTCGTTAGATTAATTAAAAAGGGTAAATTCCCGAGATAATGTGCAAAAGATTAAGAACTTTTTTAAGTATATTCTTTATCTTATTTCTCAGCTTGAAAGTTGATGGTCAAACTATGACCACATCTTTTGTTGACCCTTGCACAAAATCTGTAACCACATTTACAATACCTATTCAAGGGGGTACTGTAATATATTTTTATGGTCAATCAAGAACATTCACCGCTGCAGATGTAGCTAGTGGTGAATTTGCCAATTGGATTAATCAGTTATATTCTGATTACAGAAAAATTTCTCCTTGTTCTGTTCAATCAACAACTGTTATCAGAAATCAAATAACGGCTCAAGTAATAGGTAATGTGGTTTCGAGTATTGCAGGTGCAATTGCTTCAGAAACTGCAGGAAATTTGGTTATAGAGAACTCAAAATCTTCAGATAACTCAAAAAATAAATTAAAAAATGGAAATCGTAATAATCCTAATGGCGGTTCCACTTCTAATAGTGGTAGTGTTGGGAGCGGTGGGACTACTAACGGACCTGGTGGAGGCAATCAAAACAATTCTCAAAGTTCTCAAAACAATAATAATCCTGTCGGTGGCGGCGTCAGTAGCTCATCTTCATCTAATCAAACAGGGTTTCAAAACTCTCAACAAACAAATAATTCATCTGATTCAAAAGATAAAAACTCTGAAACTTCTGAAGTAGCAACAACAACACAAATGAACGTTGACGCCAGAAATGAAAAGGGGGGTAATTCAAAGTCAACAAGGAATAATCCTGTGGTTGTATCTTCAGATTTAACAAGTGCACAGAATCTAGATAAATCATTTACGGGAATTATCAACGTCGGAATGTCTCAAACTTCAATGACGGGGACTGCAAGTTGGGGTGTAACATCTATGATTTGGTTCAATCTAAAACAATTTGCACTGAATGGACGTTATACCAAGATTCACTTCAGTAACAACGGTAAACTGAAATGGGTTCATAATATCAATGCCACTGCATTATATAGCTACGGAAATTACATGGGATTTGTGGGTTACAGTGCAATCCTAAACGCAGGGAAGTGGGGTATTACAGGAATGAACTTAAGCGGCATGATTACAAAAGTTACCGACGAAAAAAATCTATTCATAAGTCCATCAATAACCGCTTTTTATACAAAACCATTCAGGTCAGGAAAAAAATTAACAATATCTCCCGAAATTTATATAATTTCTACTCCTCTTGTTTACTCATCTTTTGATAAAGTAACCGTAGGTGATAGAACATTTAGCGGATTTTTAGGTTCGGGTTTTGATTATCAATTAACAAGAAGATTTAAGGTAAACGTGAACTATAAGGCGAATTTGAGTACCAATCCTGATTTTCCAATTCTTTCGTTTTTCTTAATCGGTAGTAAAATTAATTTATGAGGTATCTAATACTAATATTATTTTTTTTTCCGTTATTTTTGTTTGGACAAAGTATAACTTCTCCACCATCAAGGATATATCAATTTAATACATCAAATCAGGACGGAAGTGGGTTTGTATTAAACGGATTCAACTCATCAACAACATTACTGGCGTCGGTTGGATTTGTTAATCCTCCCGCTGGTACTACTTTTAGTCTCACAACAACCTCAGGACTTTCCTTTGCGACAGGGTATAATACGTGGAATAACATTACTCGTATAGCATTTACTGGTACCATGGCAAATATCAATAACGCTTTAGCCTCTCTGAAGGTTAATACAGGTGGAACACTGGGTAATGTTCAGATATCCGTATCTGCAACAGTAAACCCCGTAGGATATTACTATAATCCAATAAATGGCCACTTCTATAGGCCAATATCTACAACAGCAACATATGATAATGCAAAAGCACTTTCAGTTGCACAAACATTCAAAGGACAAACAGGATATCTTGTAACAATAACTTCAGCCAACGAGGAAGCATTTATTATATCAAATGTACCACAAAGTAATATTTGGTTTGCACTTACGGATAGAGCTCAAGAAGGTTTTTGGAGAGTAGATGCTGGTCCTGAAAATGGTACATTGATTAAAACCCAAAACGGTCAAACTGCAGGAAATATTGCAGGCCAATATAATAACTGGTGTAATGGTGAACCAAACAATTCAGGTGATGAAGATTTTGCCGTTACGAAATGGGGTGGTGGTAGTTGTTGGAACGACTTACCAGGTAACGTAAATTGGTCTAATCCCTATGTAATAGAGTTTGGTACATGGACAAACCCTGAACAACAAACATTCACTGATTTTTATAGTGCTAACGTAACTAACCAAGTATCTTTAGGGTCAATTTCAGGAACAATATCAGTTCCAACATTATCATCATATCCATCAATTTCTTTATTTAGAGTTGTTAATGGTGTGGACAACTTTATCGAAACCAAGACCGTAACATCAAGTGGATTTTTCACCTTCAGTGTTCCTTTTCAAAACTCAACATACAAGTTAGTTCCGTCGTTCCCCGTTATTGGTGTTACATCTCAAGATTTCAATCTTGTTTTTGACGAAACAAAAAACATTTCTACACCACCTGTAACACCAACAGGTTTGATTCTAACGGGTACAAAACAATGGAAAGCATCTGATGTAAATAAAAACGGGACTTTAGATTTTGGGGATGCTTACTTAATCGCCTCACACATAACAGGGTTTATGCCAATTACAGAAGTACTTTGGTTTACATCTTCAAATTACGATTTGATTAATAAAAATAATTTTGGAACTATTAGTCCTGTAACATCATTTACACTCAATTTTGTTACAACAAGTCTAACTCAAAACATCAAATATTGTGTTTTGGGTGATGTTAACCTGTCCCATTCTTCACAGTAGAAAGTATTTATATTAAACGTAAATTACTATGCTACTAAAAGTTGGGTCTAGAGGAGAAGACGTAAAAAAACTCCAATCAAAGTTAGGTTTAGGTTCTGATGGTATTTTTGGTAAAGGAACCGAGGAAGCAATTAAATCTTTTCAATTAAAAAATGGGTTAACACCTGATGGAATAGTTGGTGAACAGACTTGGCAAAAAATCATGGGTCAGGCGGTTCTAATTACCGAACCAGCAAAGGTTACTCAGGTATCACAACCTGTAGTATCAAGTGGAACCCTCAAATTAGAAAATTTAAAAGGTCACATTCCTGATAATGTTATTTCTCAAATTCCTGATACCGCTTCAAAGTTTGGTATTGATACTCCTTTAAAATTGGCACACTTTTTGGCACAATGTGGACATGAAAGTGGTGGATTCAAAGTGGTTAACGAGAATCTAAATTATTCTGCTAGTGGTTTGAAAGGAATCTTCGGAAAATATTTTAAAGAAGCTGGTTTAGCTGAATCATATCAAAGAAATCCACAAAAGATTGCAAGTAGAGTTTACGGTGGTAGAATGGGTAATGGTCCTGAATCTACAGGTGAAGGATTTAAATTCAGAGGTAGAGGTTATATTCAATTAACAGGTAAAGACAACTATACCGCATTTGGTAAGGCAATTAATGAGGATGTGGTTTCAAACCCTGATTTGGTAGCAACAAAATATCCTTTATTATCCGCAGCTTGGTTTTTCAGTAAAAACTGTTTGAAAAGATGTGTGGATGCGTCTGATGCAACAGTTACATCTGTAACAAAATGTGTTAACGGAGGTACTATCGGTCTTCCTGATAGATTAAAGCATTTTAAAGAATATTATAAATTATTATCTTAGTTTTTGGTTATTTTACCTTTGTTTGGTATCTTTGACCAAAATTATAACTATGGAACTCGAAGTGAAAGAAACAACGGTAAATACAGAACTCAATTGGGTTATCAAAATTGTTAACTCGGTAAAAACCAAAGACCAACTCGATGTGGCTCTCAAATGTTTTTTACTTTGGGACCTCAAGCATAGTTGTGAACCTAGGTGTAAAGAAAAATCTCAATTAAAAGGGGTTTTTTGGTCGATATATAAAAACAAAGAAGCTAACTTTTTTTGTCCTTAGACGTATCAAATAAAGATTTTTTTTATTTTTTTGATATATTTATCTCTACATCACTCTTCAGAGTGTTCTCATATATCCCTTTTCCAAAAGACCCGTCAAATTAATTTGTCGGGTCTTATTTTTTTATTACATTTGCATTATGGAATCTCTATTATTATATCAACAAATTGAAAACGCCATCATAAAATGGTCAAATGATGGTACGAAGACAGCAGGTTCTCTAACAAGAGAAATTATGGAAATTATAAAAAATTCAAGATGAAAGTAACATTTGCAGATAGTTTTTGGAAATCACTCAAAAGGTTGGCAAGACACCAAACTTGGTGGTACAAAACTTACGAAGTTTTTCGTTATAAAATACCTATGTTCTTGGAAAACCTTTGGTATTTCAGAAAAGAACTTTGGAGATTTAGGTCATGGGACTATACTTTCAATTTAAGTCTTCTTGCACGTTCATTGGAAAAAAGTGCTAACACACTTGAATTTCATGGTAACGAGGTAGAAGTATCAAGGATGAAGAAAGTTGCTAAAATGAAAAGAGTTATTGAAATTATAAGAAATTTGGATGAATCAAATTATATTTCATTAGCGGAAAAGGAATTGGGTGAGTTGAAAAATAGTGGTGGTTGGTTCGACGACATAGAAGATACTCCTGAAGAAAAAGAACATAACAGAAAGGTTTTCGATTTATCAACTGAGCTCGAAAAGAAGGAATGGGATGAATTATGGTCAATTCTCAAAGGACAAGACCATCAAGAATTCATAAAAATTTACGATAAACTATCCGACGAAGAAAAATGGGAGCATTCTCATTGGGAAAATTGGTTTGATGGTTCAGGTATAAAAAATTGGTGGGATTAAAAAATTTAAAAAATATGTGGATAGTTTTTTTAGTAATGTTCATAGTTGTCGCAATTATATCCTACCTTTGGGTTCAAGGAATTGATAACATGCACAAAAATCACCCTGACTATAAAGGAGATGATTTTCTAAATTGGGATAAAGATGAAGACGATAAAAATAACATTCATTAGTGATACTCATAACAAACACGAGTATTTGACCTCCAAGGCCTATAATAACATTTTAGGTAGTGGTGATGTTCTTGTACACGCGGGTGATATCAGTATGATGGGTAAAACAGGGGAAATCAAAAGTTTCTTGGATTGGTTTTCTAATGTTGACTACACTCACAAAATCTTCATTGCTGGTAACCACGATTGGGGTTTTGAGTTGGTGAGTGATATTGCCCCTGAATATAAAGAAAAAGGAGTTCATTACCTTTTCGATAATGGTATCGAAATCGATGGTGTAAAGTTTTACGGTAGTCCTTGGCAACCTGAATTTTTCAATTGGGCATTCAATCTACCAAGAGGAGAAAAACTCGCAGAGAAGTGGGCAATGATTCCTGGTAACACTGATATTTTGATAACTCATGGACCAGCACATGGAATGTTGGATTGGGTTCCAAATGGTCAAAGAGTAGGTTGTGAGGATTTGTTTCAAAGAATTATGGATATCCAACCCAAAATACACGTATGTGGTCACATACACTGTGCTTACGGTCAGAAAAGTTTTAATGGGGTAGAATTCATCAACGCATCAGTCTTAGGTGAGAGATACACACATGAAAACAAACCTATAACCATTTTATTTGATACCGAAACAAAACAAATTGATTACCCATGAAAAATGAATCTGTAATTTCAGAACTCAAAAAGTTGAATCCTGATGATTACGTAAAAGTCAGCATTGACCTTTATAGAAAGTCGCTACTCGAAATTTGTTACCACAATGGTTCCAAATTCGATAAACAGTTTTCTTGTGATTCCGAAACTACTTGGAGAGGAGCTAACTTAGTTTGTGAACAATTTAACGTCTCCGAACTAATCGAACTTTTAGAATCCAAAGACTTAACTGAAATGCAAGACCTTGACTTCCCTGATTTGTCTATAGAGACCTCTACGGACGGCGATGTTGACGTAACTAATGTTGAGTGGGACGAACCCTTGACTGAAGAAGAAGAGTCAGAATTCAGTCCTATTGACCTTTATTGGGATTCTGAAATTACAGATTCTGAATTAAATTTTGGTACGGGTAGTATTCATACCATGATTATAGAACATAACGATTCAATAATTGCAAAAATTACTGAAAATGAAGATTAATGATGGACATTATTTAGAATTAATGGATAGATTACACGTACAAACATGTATGATTGAATCTCATTTGGTGGGTCATCCGATAACCAAAAGAATTAAGAAAGTAAAAAAATTAATAAATTCAGCACAGTGGGCTCTACTTGAAGCCTATCAAGTTGTTGGAGAAAAAGATTATGAAAGAGAACAAAAAAATAATCCAATTGCCGAAGTTGTACTTGGACGACGTAAGAAATCCAAAGACTAAGGGTTGGACTATTGTAAGAAATTACGAGGAATTCGTTAAACACATTGAAGAAAATGGTCTTCCTGATGAAATATCATTTGACCATGATTTGGGTGAAGATATCAAAACGGGTTACGATTGTGCAAAATGGTTGTGTAACTACTGTTGGACAAATGGGATTCCAATTCCGACTTATAATGTTCACTCAGCTAACCCTGTTGGTAGAGATAACATAATTGGAGTACTCAAATCCTTCGAGCAAAAACTGAATGATTAAAAAAGGTGAGTTAATTCTCACCTTTTTTTGTATTTATAAACATGAGCGTGCTATCTAATCAACCATTAAAAGTTTTACTTGTATTATCAAAACAACTCATTGAAGATGAATTCGAATATAGAAATCCTTGGGACTATGAACATGATAATATGAAAAAATTAAATACTAGCGGGGCTTGGATTGGAGAAAAATTCGATGAAGACGACATGGAATTTATTGCCGCATTCATTTTGGAAAATCTCAAGATAATACTTAGTTCAATACACAATGAACTAACAAGCTCAGAAGCAATAGAAGCACTTTCAATTCCAAAAAAGAAAAAATATACTGCTTACTACGAAATTTGGGGCTCAGCGACTTTGACCGAAAAATATAAAACCACTTGGAAATCTTATTATAAGGATTGGGTGAAAGATTCGCTAAGATACAGTTACAACGAGGGTAATTTTGACTACTATGAAGGACATTATTTAGAGCATGAATCAGACAACTTTGAGCCAGACAATTTTGATATAACTTACGTAAATGAACTAAACGAAAACAAAGTACCAATTTTAGATAAATTAGTTGTGGAAAACACTAAGGATTTGTTGGACAACTTAGATAGAGATACTCTATTGAAACTCAGGAATTTGATTAATCAGAAACTTTCTTCTTAGCCTCTTTTGCAAGTTCCCCTAAGGTTTTTTTCTTGGAACCAGGATGAACGTAACCCCTTTTATATTTATATTCTACCTCGACAGGACCGTTTGTCGTAATTTTGGAGTTATATTTCCAAATCGAGATACACTCGTCGTCTTCAAATACGTATTCGTATTTTGTGGGTTTGGGCTCAGGTTTTTTCTCGAAAGGCATAGTACAAAATTACTCAGTTTCACAATTCAAACCAAGAAAATCTTCATCAAAAGATTTTGGTAAACCTTTCCCTGTATCGTAGACCCAATTTCCACAGTCTCTTTTTTTCTCTGCGGGATAGACTAAGATGCCACCGATATCATAAGATAATAATTTTGAGTATTTGGCTTGTGAACTCTTTATTTGGATTGGTACCCATTTGTCTTCAAATTTGACCATCAAATCACATTGGAATGTGATATCAACAAGGTTTCCATATGAAGAAAAAATTCTAATATTTTCTCTTGGAATACCGTTATACAACAAATCACTAATGAAGTCCCTTTCAGCGGATTCACCTTTTTCTGTAGTCTTTTTAATTCTTTCCAACATTCTTCTATAATCGTAATCGGATTCTGAATCATCCGCACTTATTAGTAAAGAGAGAACATCTCTGTCGGCTAAGCTCAATTCAGGGACTTTTAGTTTTATCAAATCCCTTTGCTGTGGGCCATAACCAGATAAATCAACTATAGTTTCAATAGGTTTTTCTTTGAAGTAGTTTTTTACTTTTTCTGTAACTGTTCGCCCTTCTAACTCCCCTTCTACGTCGCTCTTTGCAATTAACTTTATCCAATTTGTATAGTTGGTATTAATTCTATTGAGTATTGACCAGTCGTCTTTTTCTATAAATCCAAAAAAATCTCTAGCACCTAATTGTCTAATCAACTTATTACATTCATTCGTGATTGTAGATTTGTACTCTCTATCTGGAAAATCAAATTTTTTTCCTGTGTCTTCAATGTTATTTTTGAAGAACACTAAGTCTCTAACGTTTTGCAGAATCCAACTCCTTTCAGGTTGACCAACTTTGATGTTTTTGTTGTTGTTTAGCATGATTCTTTTGCTACTCCTGATTAGGTCGTTGTATGTTTTTGTACCTAAATCCTTAATCAAATCATGAATTTTTTGGTTGGTTCTTATAGAATCCAAAATTGATGTTGCGTAGTATTCCTTTTTAAATTGTGATACCGCCTTATTATATTCCGCCTTTGTAATTTTTCCGAAAACTCTTAGTTTACGACCAATGTCCTGCAAGGTTATATCAGGTCCCTGATAATTCCTTAGCATTTCATATGTGTCGTATTTTTCCTCTTGCTCCTGTAAAAATTTTCGAATAGAACTTTTCATCAGTAATAAATACCAAAATAAAATAAAAATCCCCTCTTTTGGAGGGGATTAGTTAGTTTACTCTTCAGTAACGTCAGACTTTCCTTTGTTAATCCATTTGTCGATTGACCCGATTCCAAAAGAACCAAGAACCAACCATAGGAATGCATTAAAGATGAATTCGTTAATTACAAGGTCTTTTCCTAAAGAACCTGTAACGATGTCCGCAATTGCGAACCCAGTCATCATAACAAATGCTAAAAATCCAACGACACTTTTTTCATTGATTGCGTTGTTGTCGTTAAACAACTGTGAGAAAAATTTTTTCATAGT